CAAAATTTAGCTCATATGATTCTTGTTCAGCCAGCGACAATACTTCCCAGCTTGGAACATACATTTCTACAAGCTTGTCGCCACCAAGCTCTACCCATCTACCATCAACATCTACAGCAATATACGGACGAAGTTTCGATAGGTCGCCTTCCATTTTTGCAAGTAGTTCACGTGCCGCAATAGCTGGAATAAGCTTGAATTTGAATTGCATGCCTTGGATTGATTTAATCATTGGAAAGGAGGCACCTGTCCATTATGTGTATGTCCGTAAACAACTGCTCCACCCACAGTGGTAGCCTGCGGCAGTGTGGTAACTGGCCCGGTAACAATAAGATTTTTATCCACTTTCAGATTGCCTGTTATCTCAGTGTCAGGAGCATCAATTGTAACCTTAGTTGGAGCAGTCAGCTTAATTGCTGTGGGCTGAATGCTAATCCGAGTTGCGCCGTCTGTTGACTGAATAACTAACGCTTCTGCGTCTTCTTCATTTATGGTATAATTGCGCATAACATCCGGTATGAAGATAGCATCACAAAATTTATGAGATGCTCCATCTGAACCAGCCGGCTGATCTTGCAGCGTTTGTAGGAACAACGTGATATCACGATCGCAGGCATATATCCAACCAAGATCTCCAGGCTTAATTGGGAAATTGATATGGAAGTTACCTGCACCCATGCTCAGCACTTGAATGTCAGGAATTGCTTTACGGTTTTGCCGAAGCAAGTCCCCACCAGTTGTCGGCCGTACGGTTGACATAATAGCAGGGCGGACAGTTGCAGTATTTGCCACTCTGTCATACGACTCAACAATAGCTGGTAAGCAGCATTCAATATCCATGCTGATGGCACTTTGGATAAAGCGCAGCGTTGAGCTAACTGTTTTTGAGTCTTCTGGCTGAGTAACTAATGGTCCGTTAAGCATCGCCCCACCAATACAATTTGTGCAGTCCATTGGCAAAGTTTTGATAAGTAGGGTAACTTGCCCCGTCTTCGCAAAGCCAGCCAATATTGCCAAACCGCTTATTCTGCGGAGCAGGCATCATGGAAGTGTTAGCGGCAGATAAATGCCCAGAAATTACAGATGTTCCGTCTACAGTAACTGTTAACAATGTACTGTTAGACGGGCCCAGCTGAACAGTTATGCCAAACAGCCTTCCACCAAGCAAACAAGCTAGCTCTTGGTTGGGAACAGCTTGTAGCTGGATTAGATTCATCGTCATTTAACTTACCTCGTAAGGCATTATAACGCGAGGCGGACTGGCCAGTAAATAACCAGCAAATAGGAAAGCCCAGGAAAGCCTGGGCTAAAATGTAGCAACTGCTGTTACACGCCCTGGTTGTTGTCGTTACGGTCTTCGAACACGAAGCCAAAGGCTCGCGAGTTCATGCGGCCATCCTGAGAACCAGACGGTGTAGCTGGACCACTGATAATCATACCGCTAGTGAGCGTAACAGTACGGCCGCTTGGGAACGTTTCAACGATGGTAATAACGTCCATTGGGCGAGCACCTTTCTTCTTGCTAATGCGGTTGGCTTCATGCAAGATCGACAGGTTTTGGTCATCAATAGAGCCAGGAACAACTGCGTACTTGGTAGTAACAACAGCTGGTTTGCTCCATACAACAAGATCACCGTTAGGGCCCATACCATATGCGGCAGTTTCCAGGTCACCGCTTTCAATAGGCGCCTGGTCATCCGCGAACATGTTGATAGTGAAACCCTGTGGGAAAGTTACGCTTGCGGTAATCCGTACCGACAAGCCAAACAGGGAAATATTTGTGCTCATGTAAAGCTCTCCTGAGAAGGTGACCCACAGCGTAGGCCACCAACTTGTTGGTTGTTAGATCAGGACATCGCGGCCGGTGATCTTGCGGATTTGGTCGTTTTTGCCGTAGACCAACAGATAGTTGATGTAGTACTTGGTCACGCCGTTGACAACCTCGCTTTCAACCGAGGCATCTACCCAGTAGCCCTTATCTTCTACCTGCCGCCATGCGGTAGAGTTGCCGGTGATTTGGGTGATGTAAGCGCGCTGGAGGTTATTCAACGTTTTGCCAACGGAAATAACACCGTTCTCCAGGCCACTGTCGATCGGGCCCTGGATCAGACCAAGTACAGTAGTGCGGCCTTCACGGTTTGCAGGAATGGTTGGCAAAGCCAGAAGGCCATTCATGCAAACAGTCAGGATGGAGTCCTTCAGCCAGATTTCACCAGTGTAGGTAGTCAGGTCTACTGCAGCAGTAGAACCACCCATCAGGACGCCTTCCTGGTAGAACGCGATTTTCTGGCCAGATTTCTGTGTACGACCAATGTAGTTAGTGCGAGCTGCATCCATTACATCTGCACCGGTGTTATCGGTAATGGCTGGCCGGCGGTTGTCGAACTGGTAAAACATGAAGTTCTGCGAAGCAGCTGGTTGGGTGAAATCAATGGCACCAAAGATTTCTGCAGGCGAAAATTCTTGGTACACATCATTAACGTTCAATGGAGTGGCAGAACGAATCTGTAGGCAAGTACCACTGTAGCCCTTCAGCGCGTTGTAGTAGGTAAGCGCGTCTGCCTGGGTATTAACACCGACGCAGTACACAAACTTGTTGTTTTGCGCATGGTTCCAGGCGGCAACACTTTCAACATCTGCCAAAGTCAAGGCATTTGCAGTATTATTGCTGATGTAGCCAAACGAACCAAAGTTGTCGTTCTCTGCAGCATCTGCAGTTACAGTGTCAAGCGGCGCTGTAGTGGAGGCTGGGAAAGATGGAACAGCAGTAGCAGTTGCTTCATTGATTCCGAAAGCAGTGCTGAGAACCAGCGCGCTGGTGCCGTCTGCCCCTGTAAACTGGAAAGACTGGAACACGTCCGGTAGTGCAGAGTTGCCTGGCGCAGTAATGACAAAAGCGTCTTTGTTGATGTCGTAGGTCACTACCGCAGCAGCAAAAGGCGTGTACTCTTCAGACGAGTAGGTAATGGCCGGAGACGCACGCAGCTGGGTTTGCAGCATGGCAGCAAGGTCATTTTTGGTAGTGCCAGTAGCAGTCAGACCAGTGATGTTTGCAACAACAGTTGGGTCCGCGAAGGACGCAGTAAGCTGATTGTTAGTTGCAAGCAAAGCAGTAATGTCTGCAAACGACGAAGACAAAGTACCATAAACAGCAGCAGGAGAACCAGCCGCGTCACGACGGCGAACAAACGAAATCGAGCGTGGCGAACTGATGGTTTTTGACACAAAGCCCAGATAGTTGGTTGCAACTTTGAACTCTACCGAGGCATTACCAAAGTAGTTACCTACGTCAGTTGGATCGGTAAAAGAAGCAACAACATTGCCCGGCAATGCAGCATTGTCAGTATACGCGCGGAGATTGAAGTCGCGCAGGGCAACAACTGCAGCTCCGCCTACACCGGAAACGATGTCAACGTAGCGGGTAATAGAAATAGACATGTGGTTTCCCCTCCTTAAGGGATAACTTCAATGTTACCCGTAATCTTGCTAACTACAGGAACTGCAGCAACAAGCGTTACGCGAGTGTATGTTACAACAATATCCAGCGAAGGACTTGCCTCTGGACGGTCTTGATCGTCAGGGAGGTATCCGTTTGAAAGGTTGCTGACTACGCGGAACGCACCAACCCCCTCTAATTGTAAAGCATCAACTGTAGCCACAGACTGCAAAAAGCCAGCTGCTGTGCTCAGTAAGTCAGAGGCTGTTGGGATGTAGACATCCGGAAATTGCATCGACCTGGCAGACAGCTGAAAGGTTGAAACGTAAACTTGATTTTCCCATTCATTTAGGAAAGTTGAATCTGCATTGAGTCTGTACTCTGGTTTTGCAAAGCCGTGTCGCCTGTCAAATAGCTTTTCCAGAAAAAGTGCAGGACCAGCTGGGATACCTTCCTTAGTTGGCTGGTTCTTCTGCAGTACTGGGAAAGCTTGGGTGTAGCCAGGAACTTGGTTAGCAGCTTGTAGTGCAAACCCGGTATTAAGAATGCTGAGTAGCTTTGCGATCAGCTGGTTATCTGTAGTAATCATTGCGTCACCGGAGTAGGAATAGTCAGCATTACGCAAAGAACGCCCTTCCAGCCGTCGAATTCAAACCAGTCAAGGTCGCTATGAACCTCATACTGCTTGGAACCAACAATGATCTTGTCCCCTGCCATATCCCGACCAAAAATACCCATGTCATCAGACAGGTAAACGTTTATATACTTCTTATTGAAGTCGAGACCAAGCTGAACATAAGAGTTCAATGAAACAGCCTGGCAGCTTGCCTCGATTACTTCCGGCTCTTCCGCATAGCCAGGCACAAGAATGCCGATTGAGTTAGCTGTCCGACCTAGATACCTATAAACATTAACAGGATAAGTGTCAATATTTAGGAAGGCATCATCAAGGAGATTAGAACCGGGTGTCATTTTGTCTCCCTGTGGGTAATAGTTTGCCCAAGAATTCCATCGCGTACAAGCGGCTTGTCAAAACCTTTTTGAGCAATAGTCGAATCAGCGTTACCCTGGAAGTCTCCTTCTTTAAGGGTTTCTTGAATAGTGGCTACCAGCGCTTCGCCTAGCTTTTTCTTGTATGCCTCTACTGTAAGCGTACCATCCAAAATTTCTGCCGATCGTCGCTCGATATAACCAGGTAACTTGGCATCGATTTTTGCTGCCGACTGCCGGAGAAGTGGACGGGCAGGTATACCCTTGTGGCCCGTCTCTGGATTTGGTGTTGTACCAAATTCGTTGGCAATCATTACAGCGGCAACACTTTGGCCTGTTGGGTACGTAGCGTTTTCAAACCAGCCAGCATCAACATTTGAGCCGTCTAGCTGCCTGAGTACGGCTGCGTGCTGGTCAAGTTTTTTGCTCAATGGAAAGTCCCGCCAACTTTTCGAAATGCTGCGCGCTCAGGCAGACCACCAATGGAGAATCCACCCACAGTGTCAATCTGCAGCATTGTCAGCAGTTGCTGTCCATATGGAGTTTGACCAAGCCACCACTCAAACATATCAGCAGCAGGTGGAGCAACTCGCGATACCGATACTTTATCAACAGTTGAGCTATTAACAAAACCACCTTGCTTACCTTTTGTGATAGTGGTGGTATGAATCCTCAATAGGTGTGCGAGCAGCAATTCCATATGCAGCTCAGCACATTCACCACAACCAACTCCGCCACAATCGCCTTCCTCGATCATGCAGACAACTTGGCGCCAGTACAGATTAAGCAAAGAATCCGGATATTTGGTTTCATTGGCAAACTCTGTAAAGTTTGCGCGGAAGTCATCAATGTTGAGAACAGGCGTGGCCATTGTTAGTCGTCCTCGTTTTCAGCGAGTTTGGTGGTGACTTTAACTTCGGACTGCAGAGTCTCCGAATTAAGCGGAGCACTGCCATCACGTTTGGTCATGTCGCCGTCAACAGCGTCGGCAACTTTCTTGTGGCTGTCGCCGAAGTCTTCATCCATGATTTTGTAGAAGCCGCGCTTGACAGCTGCTTGGAAACCAATGTGCCCCTCCAGCGCCTCAGCGTCAGCATCACTGATTTTAGTGACAACACCATGCGGGGTCCACAACGGTTTGCCATCTTCGGTGTTGGTCAGCTCACCAAAACCGCTGGTCAAACTTGGGGAGTTGGCACCGCCTTTGATAAGGACGGTATGCTCAACCACGTTCACGCCGCCGTTTTGGCCTTGACGGTAGAACACAAATTTTTGGTGGCAAGTCGCAGTTGACAAAACAAACTTGGACATGTTTGGGTACCTTGTTATTCGGGGGAAGAAAACAGGCTAATTATAAGCCAGACCTGTTTTAACCGTAAACCGATAGGGGTAGTTTATAGAAGCTTTTTATTTACAAAGCTCCCAATTGTGCGGCATAATAAAAAAGGGGAATAACTTCCCCTTTTTTAATTTACTGCTTAGCGCCAGTATTAGATACCGGAATAGCGGACCACAGCGTAAGGGCGGGTGCACATTACACCAGCAGTGGCGTTTGCAAAGTCTTCGATGTAGCGCTTTGCCTTCTTCTCGACACCGACAGTCAGGAACTTGCTGACTACCAGTTGCTTGAAGACCATACCGCCGTCAGTCGAACCGTCGATCGAGCTGTCAACTTCTTCAGCATACAGGTAGAACACGTTCGCGCCAGTAGCTGCAGCGTTCAGCTCTGGAGCCGATTCGATGCGGATACGTTTGTAAGTCTGGGTCAGCCAGTCGCGAACAGAGATACCCTGCACGGTAACGGTGCTCAGGAAGTCTACCGAACTGGTTGCGATCAGCAGAACCAGGTCGACATTTTCCGGATCGATGTTGTCCTGCGACTGGGTACGCAGAGCAGCAATTGCAGTCCGGATATCAGACATGATCGCCAAAGCGTCCTTGGTCGACCAGGTGCCACCAGCAACGGAAACGTAGGCAGGCAGGTTCGGGTCATTCAGCAGACCGAAGGTGCGGTTTGAACCGTTGTACCAGCCGTTGAAGCCGATAGCGTTACGCATGATTTCCAGGCCGATTGCAGCAGCTTGGCGCTTATGCTCGCCGACGTTCAGGTTCATGGCAGCAGCACGTTGCTCTTCCAGCATGGCGACGGACATACCGTGCTCACCACGAACGATGGTGCGACGCTCGAAGTTGGTGTTCAGGCCAGCCAGAGGGATACGGTTGTAGTCGCCATATTCAGTAGCAGAGCTGGCAGGTTCAACAACGCCCTGCACAACTTCTTGGTCCTTGAACTCGCCCACAGTGGTGACGCCGATGCACTTGTCGATCTTGCGAGCTGCGGTCAGGATCTGGACGAAACCAGGCAACCACGCCTGCAGGAACTGGATCGGTGTAGCGATCGAGCCGGTAGTTACCGCAGGGGTGAACGAGGCGTCACCAACTGCCAGAGCACGGACTTGGCGGTGTACAACACCCGGGTCAATGTTGATGCCGATGCGGCGCAGGGCTTGGACAGCCTGGTCACCGACAACCGTCATGTTGAATGGGCGAACATCACGCGCCCGGATGTGACTGTGAATTACAGACATTTATTTCTCCTTGAGCTGGGCGTAAACGCCCAGCAGACGGTTGAGGATTAGTACAGCTCGATCAGAGCAGGACCAGCGCCGGTAGTAGTTGTCAGAACGCGACCGTTCAGTGCAGTTGCACCAGAGGTCGAGGCAAGCTCGATAGCGCCAGTTGCTGGGTCAAAGCCGATGGCAGCGCCGTAGGTAACAGCGGTACTGAATGGAACAACACACTGACCTTTGGTCATGAGCTGTGCGCGTTCCAGCGGGGCCAGAGCCAGGGTTGGGGCCAAAGTGCCACCTGCCGAAGTGCCGTACAAGGCAAATTCTTGCGGGTTGACCAGGATACCGGCAAAGGCAGTGGTACCACCGACGACAGCGATGTTCTCGTTGTTGGCCGAACCGTGAGCTGGAGCGCCGTTGACCGTGTCGCTCGAGTAGGTGTAAGCGTAACCGAAGTTGTTCGGCAGCGCAGACTGGTTATTCAGGCGCCACGAAGTGATGACGTGAGGAACTTCAGTGATGACTTGGCCGACAAAACCCTGAGTGTAGGTGAAGCCGACAGCAGATTGGAACGACATTGGCGTTCTCCTTACTTCTGTGGGTTGAGGTATGCGTCCAGCTCAGAGCTCGACGGAGCGGCACTGTCGCCGACACGTTGTTGTTTTACCGAAGCAACAGCTTTGGCAGTGGCTTTTTCAACGCCGTCCATATAGGCAGTCAGCGCAACAGCCGAGTCGCCCACGGCACACTTGATGCCCAGCTTTTTGACAGCGTACTCAGCAACTTTGCCGGCAGTCATGGAAGCGTGATCGAAAGCGCCGGTATGCTTGGATACACGGCTGTAAAGGGCGTCGCGTTCGGCAACGGCCTGGAACATGGAGTCCATGGTCACGGTCGATTTCTCCGAGTTGGCAATTTGCTCATCATTGTCATTGCCGTCACCGGCCTTGACGTCGGCATTAGTGCCGTCAGTGGAAGCGTCGGTAGATGCGTCAGTTTCTTCGTCACCGGTAGCAGCAGTGCTACCGCCAAGAACAGCAATCAGCTGTTTCAGCAGAGCAGTGACCTGGTCGTCAGCCGTGCCACCATCGGTTTCTTCATCGCCGGCTTTTTCTTCCTGGTTTTCACTTTTTCCTGCAGCAGCTGCAGCTTCGGCAGCTTCACGAGCAGCTTTGGCTTCGTCAGTTTCCGCTTCGCCCCCAGCTTCTGCTTCGCCACCTTCCTGGTGTTCAGGCTCTTTGGCTTCTTCCGCGAGGAATTGCTGGAGCACAGGGATTAGCTCGCGCAGTTTATCAACTGCACCGTCGCCAATACGTTTCTTTTTCATCTGATCTTCCTCAGAGGTTTGTTGGGAAAAGGCGCTATCTAGCACACGTGCGCCAGGAACTCGTGCCTTGCCGACAAGAGCGAGGTGATTCCCGCGCATGTCAACTTGTTCTGCCGCAACTTCACCGCCCTCTGTGGGAATGAAGTCACAGACAAAGCCGAGCGAAAGTTCAACTTTCTTCCCGGACATAATCAAACGAATCATTGTTCGGGAGTAAACAACCAGGTCGGCAACACACCAGCCTGTCTCTTCGTCAAAACGAAGGTTTACCATTACACCACAGACGCCCTTCTTGTCCGGGTCTACACCCTCATCGACATCAGGCAGTCCATCACCATCCTGGGTAATGCCTTCAATATAGGTATGGTCGTCAATAAGTGGAAGGTTTTGGCAAGAGGTAAGGAAAGTCTCATTGCTGATAACCTCCTTAGCCCGCAAAACTTTGACAATCTCGTTTGGATCACCTGGAAGTTGTGCTTCGCTACGGGCGTAGTCGAAAATGCCGAAAGAGGTAATTGGGCACCCTGTTACATGCAGGAACCCATTCTCGTCAATACGACGAGCGCTTTTCGTTGAAGCCGCGTCAAAAACAATACGCATCGGAGCATTACCTTAAAAGTTGAGCCCATTCTAAGACAATCGACCGGTCATTGTAAATATTTAGGGATTAAACTCAATCAATAAATATTTCTAATGGTCAGTTAATTGACTGGAGCCAGTTTACCATTTGCCTTTTAGCGTTGTGATAAAAACAGTTTCTATCCGATTTGTTACTGCTGCTGGCTGACATTGCGCCAAAGACAGGCATATCACAAGTGTAAATGCTCTACGAAACATGTGAGTTACCACTTGACCTGGGGGTTAAGCGGTGACCCACAGGCGCAGGTCACCAAACTATTAAGCAAGAAATTTCAGCGCTAATTTATAGCGTTCTTTCCGGTCGTCAAGGCCATTAGCGCCGCCATTGATAACTTTGGAGGTTGCAGTAAACTGGTCAACATCTGCCAGTTTGTTGAGGCTATTCTTTTTCCAGAACCAACCAGCTGACATTGCGGCATATTCCGGTTGTTCTAGCAGTTCTGGACTGTCAAGCAGACGCTCATCACCAAAAAGAGCCAAGCTACAGTCCTTGTAGTTCTTGCGACCAGTAACTTGGATAAAGCCTCGGCCCATAAACTTTTTGCCGTCGCCCGGTACGATATTACCAAGATCAGCACGGCCTTCATACCGTAGCTGTGCGGTAGTTGGGCCCCAGATTTCACGTGGGTAGATCAGCGAGCCAGACTCATGGCCAATTTGCGCCAAGAAGTTGGCCGCAGCAAGCCGTGTGGAGATAGCCGCATACAGCATTGCAGCATTGATACCATTCATGTACTTTTCAGCACGAGCAGACGGGATATTCATTGCACTTGCGAGAGTAGCAGCAGTTAGCTGATACATAAACACCTCAGTTTTTGTGGTGCCCTTTACTGAGAATATTCAGTATAATGAGGCAGATTGAAGAGCTAAACAGGTCGTAGAGTTGCCGTAGTTGACTGTAGCTTTCACCAAGTGCAGCTTGACCAACCAGCTGGCTGTCTACAAAGTTATCAGAGGATAATCGCACTAGCAGGAGTAGGAGCATAATTACCGCCCCAAGCCCAGCTAGAACAGCAAAAGTGCGGGAGCACTCGCCCCCGTGAGTTGTTGTGAGCCACGTGCTGTATACAACCGTAGCAGTACAAACGACGCCAGTCGCCAAGACAGGAAGGGGCAATGTTGTGAGCATCAATTTTTATCCAACTCCCTGCTAACACGCGCAAGGAGACGCGCCTCTATCGCACGGACAAGTTCACTCCCTGACCAAGCAGCAATCCCGATAACACCATCACGATATTCAAAGGTAATTGGTGTTACAGAACCTGCGAGGAAAGCAGCAAATATTGCCACCATGAACAGAGCAAGAAACATAGAGAACTTAAACGGAGTACCGTTAAGCGTTTGGTATGAAATTTTTGCACATGCAGCAAGCAGCGCAATTAGGCACAAATGCGCTAACTCGAGCAGACGCTCCAGATAGTTATCCACTCGATTCTCCAGACTGTTGGCAGAACTGCGCAGTCGTGTAGCGCAACTGCGCGCGAATCTAGCTCCAGTACGAATACAGGCCAGAATTTTGCCCATGATTATACTCCGATCGGTCTGGTTAGTAAGTAACCGAGGATTGATTTTTAGTCGTCCAAAGAAGCTTTTGGACGCATTCGACACCTGCAATTAATAGCATAACCTGGTTTTCCAAGATCGCCCTTTTTTGCGTTAAACGCTTGGTTAGCATCAGAGCCGTCTGGCCACTTTAATTCTTCTGGTCCGCCTTCAAGGGAGAACTCATGACCATTGCGAAGCTCATGACACTTACGCGGTGTTTTACCTGCAGAAGAATGGTCCCAAATAAAAGTTTTAATACCGGAATCGAGCATCCGTGCAGTATTGAGACTTGTAAACAGTTTAGAGTTTTGGTCTCGAGCAATTAGCTTAGCGCGATTGCCAAGCATTTCCTGAAGCTCTGGATAAATTTTGGCCTGGTCCGGGCCGTACTTTGTGTAGAGAGCAGTGATCTTGTCAGACGTTTCTTTTGCAAGGTTGGTAATAAGCCCAACATTAGCCTCAACTTGCTGCGCCAACAACCCTTCAACTGCTGGAGCTAAACCCACAGTAAGGTGCTGCTTGCCCAGCTCCTCGATTGCGTCCCAAGTCGTTTTTGCCGAGTGCCGGTTTACCTTCGAGACAAACTTCTTGGCAATGCTAAACGCTTTTTTACGGAGCAGGTCAAGTCCAGCAAGAGTGATACGGTCTCCAACAAAACCTTTTTTCCGAAGTCCGGGAGCAACTACTTCTTCAATGATAAGTTGATGGATTTCACGCTGATACTCAATGGCAACGCCAATCTGTGGGTTGAGCTGCTTGCCAATAATAAAAGTTGGCTTCGGCTTTCGCTCTCGAGTCTTACGCGCAATAAAGGGCTTTTTGGCCATGGGCTTCTTCTGTTAGGCGACCGACCACCGAGAGCATAACCCCCGAAATACAAACGGGGCCGGTCTAGTTTATTTGGCCAAATGGGCTGGCGGAGTAGGGAGAGGCTTTACGCCAGGCTCAATACCTGTTACGCCCTTAACAGATGCAGTTACAGTTGCGTAAGTCTGCTCTTGCTTTGTAGCTTGACGAGATTGAAGAGCCTCGACCAGCTTGGCAACAATATCCAAGACAAGTGCTTCGTCTACCTGACCCACAGGTGCATCGTCGCCCTGGATCAGCGAGTTGATCCGCTCGTCTTCCTCGTTTTCAAGGTTCTCGGAGTCGATACTTTCGCCACCATCATCGAGAACATCCCCATCACCATTGCCGTCGCCATTATCTGGGCCAGTTGGTTCTGGTTCAGGTACCGGTGGAAGTGGAGCATCGACATCCGCAGCAAGCGCGTAACCGGATTCCTTGTCCATGCGGATTCGAGAACGCTCTTCATCAGGGGAGATAACACCGGCATCAATATAAACCGCTGCAGTATCTGCCTTGACTTTTTGAATGTCGGCTGCGTCTTTCGCGCCAATAACGTCAACTGGCTCCCAGGTGTGGGAAATCTCGATACCATCCATGTACGAGTGTGAAACCAGCAGATAATGCCGTTCAAGGAATTGGTCAAACCAAGTAGACTGGATAGACTCCAGATATTCATGGTAAGACTTCATTTCATGCTCGCCAGTAGCATTGAAGCCCTTTGGAGAAGTACCAAGCAATTTGGTTGCTGGCACTTGCGCAATTGCTGCTACAATTTGATACTGCGTCATAATGACGGTATCAAGGTCAGCAAGAGAAGTGTCAATCTGGGACACATCCTCATCCTTGCCAACTACCCGAACTTGCGAGTTGTCACGGAAGCTGACCCACTCTTGCATCCGAGCAACAAACGCGCCAAGTTTCATCTTGGCCTTGACCAGGTCTACCTTGAGAACTGTAGTTCGCTTGGCCATTGCGAGAAGCGGAGCTTCGTTGGCAGTTCGCTCTGCAGCATATACTCGTTCAGCAATTCGCTGGGTAAGCGGCAGACCGCCAAATAGGTAGGAGGGTTTGAGAACGTCTGCTACTTCTTCGGTACGAAGAATAACAAGGTGCGATCGGTGGTAAGTCACCCCACCTGCCTGCCAGAAAGTCGGTTCGTAGAATTCTGGACTGGCTGGGTTAGATGCGCCAACAGAGCTTAGCAGTGGATAGATCCACTGTGGGTCGATCTGTACCCAGCCGCGGAAAGAGCCAGGGGTAATACCATCAATATTGAACTTTTTCTTGTAGTAGTCCGGATCAGTGGAGTCGACAAGAGGAATAAGAATTCGAATGCCAAAGACGTTGGCAAACTTGGCCGCTTCCATCATTACGCGGTCAAGACCCATTCGCTCGTCAATTGCTTTGAGCTTCAGGTCAAGCTCTTCAATTTTGTCAGAATCTTCAACGTCTTTGAAGTCGGTAGTCCAGCCGTTACGAATGGCGTCCTCGGCCGGCATTGCGCAGGCTTTACTGACCAACCAGTTTTGTGCAATGATTGCACACATCTGGTGACCGATAAACCCTTGAGAAGAATACCAACCTGCAAGTGCTGGAGAAATAGCTTGGGTATTGGCAAACCCGCCAGTCATCAGCGTTCCACCATTGCAGCTATCACCCACAGCAACGGCCGAGTCGCCAGCAAACTCGTCGACAACAGCAAAGTCCTCTACTGTTCTGGTAATGGACTTACTGACAATAGAGTCGAGAGTTGGGGACGTATTGTCATCGAGCCGGTCTGGCCAATATTCTTTTGGGCTGTAGCCTGCCTTGGAAGTCAAGTCCAGCACGTCAGTGACTGCAGACTTGCTTACCTCGGTGGAGACGGTCGGCTCTTTACGTCCGCGCAATTTGTCAAAGAGTTTCATGCTGATCCGATTCGTAGGTCAAGTTAGCACGGATTTTAGGCTAAGCCTGTCGGAGAAGTAAACGGACAGCAGTTCTTCTATTAATACGCGTGGCACACGCGAATATCGTAGTTGACTGCATTTGTACAGAGTTATTAAGCTATAAGAAATACCTTCAATATGCTAAAATAGTATTTCCAACATTGGAGCCCTATCGGCATAATAACTACATCAGCGAGCAACAATGACTTGCTGCAAACCAAGCTACATTACTGAGGATTATGGAAATGACTACTGAAACCAAACTTACTGCTAAGCAAAAGCTCATCAACAATGTTCTGGGCATGTCAAACAACACCTACAGCGCCAACGACCTGAATGAAATGAAGGTTGCTGAAATCAAAGAGCTGTTGGCTGACATGAAAAAAGAGCTGCTGACCCCTGACGCTGAAGTCGGTGAAAATGGTGAGTTTGTTGCTCCGGTCCTCACTGACGAGCAAAAAGCAGCTATTGCTTACGTGGATGCTGCTTCAACTAAAGATCCAAAAGAGCCAAAAGCGCCAAAAGCAGATAAGGGCCCAAGCAAGCGTGAAACTCTGTATGCAATCTTCGACAAAGCGCATGCCGAAGGCGTGAAGCTGAAAGATGCTGCAAAGGCCGCATTGCCAGAAACTTCGGATGGCGTAATTGCTTCGTACGCCACCTACTGGCGTGCCGATCGTGGCATCGTTGCTGAACGTAAGTTCGGTAATACTGCCCCAAAAGCTACCAAAGCTGAAAAAGCGTTGGCTGCTCTGCGCAAAATCTACGGTGAAGAGTTCAACTTCGAGCAAATTGTAATCGAAGTCAGTGTAGCAATGGATGAAGAGCGTACCGCACAAGCTGAAACTGCTGAATAACTCAGCAGCAAGAAAACAAAACCCTCTTAAGTGAGGGTTTTGTCGTAGGAGAAATATGGCGTTTAACAGCATTTTACGCGGCATTAATTGCCGCTGTGCAGTAATTCCAATTTATGAAGGAGAACTTGCAATGGGTGATGAAGCTGACCGCCTTATTGACAGACAAATGATGTATCTGCCATGCCTTGACAAACGAGTTGCGCATCGTGCTTCCAACAAAGACATGGCGATGGTACTTGACATGGCAGAAAAAGCTGAAGCTGAGGGCCCTCGTGAGCCTTCAACAAGAACCACTTGCAACCGCTGTGGGACAACTCGCCTTCACTGGACTGGTGACAAGCAAGCAGGAACGCTTGTAATGCGGGATGAGCACGGTTTTGTGCACAAGTGTCCTGACTACGGTGTCAAGTTGAATCTTACCCTTTGACCCACAGTGTAACAAGCCGGCCGCGAAGCCGGCTTTCTTATAAGTCGAAGAAGCCTGCACCTGTTTGATCGCGATAAAGGGCAATAACTGCGGCGTCTGCCAAGTTGGGAGATGCAATATTACGCTTCTTCAAGTCTGCTTTCTTCTCCACTCGCACACGACCTGCCTCGTCAATCTGCTTTCTTGGAGTAGATAGCTCAAAGAACAGTTTCTCCAAGCTGTCAATCTCACTACTGAAAGACAACAGCTCGTTGTCATCAAACTGTGGAAGATCAGCAGCTTCAGTTCCGCGCTCAATCGCAGACACAAGTACAAAAGTGTTACGAGCCCTGTCCGCAAGGGTGCCCCAAGCCTCGGCTTTTAGGTTGGAAAAGTACTCCTCGCAAGTAGTGTCCAGCATATAAGCTGCAGTGCTTGGTGAATGACCTGCATGGAATTTCCCGTATTCCAGCTGTGGGAGACCCTTCAGCATCCGTTCTTCGTTCATTTCATTTATTTTCGGAACAGCAGAGGCGCCAATACCGATCACATCCGGAACCAGAATAGCATCAGCTTCCAGCGCTTTAAAGAAAGCGTACTTCACCGATTCCAGCAACTGGTCTTCAGTAGACGCCCATTCCTCAAGCGAGCGTAGCAGGTTTCCCTTCGCATTGGCAAGTGCCGAGGTGTCGTCACCGGCATCTGCAATATCGAAGCCCATCCGATTGTCGCCATACGCAATTCCCGGCCGGTTCAAAACAATGTGAGAATCGACGCAAGCCCGAAGCCAAGACGGTTTGATAAAGCTAAGTTGGTCGTCAGTGCGCGGAACGCCTAGGTAGATATGGGCAAATTCCTCAGGCGGCAAGCGTTTCTTTGCGTCCCGAATAGACCGGATCATGGTCTCGCTCAAGAACGGGTTCTGATCGTAGTTGATCTTACGAACAATGCTATCCGCTGGAGGGTTGAGCACCATTGACCACATAAAGTCAGTAGCTAAGTCAGGGTTCCAGATTATCCAAACTTCAGACTGGTTTTTACGTATAGTAGGCTCAATAGTCGCCCATTGCTCCTTGGTTAGTTTACCGGCTTCCTCAATAATCAGGATGTCTACACCGTTGAGAGACTTAATCTCCTGCAGGTTTCGCGCAATGCCATAATAGAGGTACTGCGTGCCAGTTTCAAGGTCCCAAGTAGTAGTGTTCTGAAAATCGTACTGGTCAGCAAGACCCATTTCTTCAATGCGATTTTCAATCAATGATTTGCAAGACTGGGCAATAGAGTTTTGAAACTGACGAGCCACTACTACGCGCAACTGTAATTGCGAACCCATATATGCAATTGCAGTGGCAAAATCGTAGGACTTAGAACTCGATCGGCCGCCATAAACAAATTTGAAACGGGCTGGGTTAAACCAAACATCTGCCAGCGCTGGATTCATGAATACGCCATCGCTCACAGGAAGTCCTCATCGTCATCTTCGTTCTTAGGCTCAGCTGTAGGCGTAGGTGTAAATACCGGAACACTGTCATTTGCCTGCCGTTCGCTCTTGATATCTTTAGCTACGTCAACACCTGAAGCAACGCCCTTATAAAAGTCGGCCAGACTGACAAATCGCTTTTTGACTTCAACTTTAATAGGGGTATAGGCGTCTTCTATTCGCGCGATGCGGTCGAGTGCCGCAACAGCAACAGAACCGGGATGGCCCGGGTCGCCTACCAGCGCCCAGAGCTCGTCTAGAATCTCTTGGCGCTTTGCAAGCTTGGCTGATTGAGTGTCGTTATCTGACATTGAGGATTAACCAAAAACGGGGGTATAATGCAGAAGACTCTATCATGCCCTAGAAAAAAAGTAAATAAAAACCCGGCGTAGCAAAGGCTAGCCGGGCTAGTAACCCACAGTATACAGCTACTTGGAGGACACGGTTCCGTCTTTGACTGCAAAGTCAGTAATCGCTGCAGTTTGCTTTTGGCTTTCCTTGGTCATGCCAAAATAGAACCCAAGAGTCTGCTTCAACTCGCTCATCCACAAGCCGATAAGTAGAGAAACAGTACTTGCCGCAACTGGGTCGCGAAGAGCTGGAAGAGCCCAGCCTGTAAAGATGCAGATAAGAATTGACAACGCACCTGCCAGCAGAATACCTGTTACAATTGGGCGAACCAAATCATTTGGCTGGGCCGCTGCCAGCTTACGCGCCGAGTCGCGGTCAGCAGCTTCTGCTGCGTATTGGTCTGCAGCCGCTGTAATCATCAGCTTTTGCAGTTCCGCGCTATTGTTTTCCTGGAGCTCTTTCAGTTTGTAGGCCAAACTTGGGTCAGCAGCCAGAGCTGCATTCACCGAATCTGGGTCGTTGTTGGTTCCCAAAGCAGTAGACACAAGCGCGCCTACTGCCGCCCCAGCGGGACCGCCCAGCAGTGTTCCCACTGTGGGTGCCATAGTTCCGACTACCTTTCCGATATCTGACCAGTTCAATCTAATGCCCTCAGCATGTCATCGGTAATTTCTTCACGTTGCTCATTCCAGTCCTTCCAGTCCGGTTGGAGAACTTTGCGGTTCTTGAAATAGTTTTGCCTAGCGATATTTTTCGCTCTGTATATTGCAGCTTCTACTGACAATGCTGTTGCTTCTTGCCCATTTTCACGAAGAAAACGAGCAAGATCGTAACTGTTACTCAGCCGGAAGTGGTCCTTTCCATACTGCATACAAACTTGCTGAAGTGGAGATTGCTGCCTGCGAGGTTTATGACTATGCTGTTTTGGTTGCATTTTCAACCTCCGTTAACAGCTTAAGACATTCTTTTGGATCTGCCTCCAAGATGCGGAACCAACGCTCAAAGTAGGCACGTAGCTCTTTCCGACGGAAATGAGTTTGGGCTTGCTGCATTAAGAACTGGTGGTAGCCAACAGTCTTATGTGCAATAAGCATGGCGCGTACTGGAGGAATAACAAGCCCAAGACGGATTCGTACTTCTTCGTCATCCCAGGCATCAGTCAGCGTAGTGCATAGATACGAGTTTGCTACGCGACGAAACTCCATTGCTAGCACAAGGGCTCGAGGTTGTACACCGTTTTTGCAAGCTGTTTTCCAGCCATACTCGAAAGTATGGTCATCCTGCAGCAATGGACGCAAGCAAGCTGCTCGCATAACTGCGGGCCAGCTGGAAAGATGATCGAGCACTTTCAGCGTTTGGTCAACTTGCCTAATGAGCTGAGTTCGGCCATCAGCAGTAGTTTTGTTACCAAGCATCTTTCTGGCAAGCTCGTACTCTGGGCTTTCAAGTGCTACAACAATTGGCTCTTTAAATGGTGCAGTCATTCACATAGTTCCTTATATTTTTTACGGTAGTCAGGCCAGCCAAGCTCGCCCTTGGAAGTTTGATTGAGCTTTACCATACTGCAATATTCGTCTTGCTGTAATTGCGCATCAAGCTTATGGTCCAGGGCATCAGACATAATAAATACAGTCATGCCGCAACCAGCTATCAGTAATACAGTTTCTTTAAAACCCATGATAAAGCTCCATCTATTATTTGGCTAGTGCATAAACCATTGTGTCATGTCTAGCTTTTGTTGTATACTGTAGAAAGATGGTGGATTGACTGTTTCAAGAATATTGTCATGGTCAACTGCCGACATGAGCTGGTCAAGCTTGACTTTTATCGTAGGTCGACGCAAACCGTCTCTAACTAGAACCAGATGACACGGAGAATTATACAGAGAAGACATACGCTCTGCTTTTGTAATTGCAGCTTCAATATCACCCATCAGTCAGCACCAAAAAGACGAGCCAAGATGTTAAGGATAAGCAACAAAGTATTCATGAGTCACTTCCAGTTTTTGGACAATTCAAGCAATGCCTTCATTGCCACTTTTGGCAGCCGAGGCATGCGCTTACTGTGGGTTTCATACCACTTTGACAAAATGTCATGTGGCGTGTCAAACTTTACAGTCGGTGGCTGCGCAATATATGACGCTGATTGCGTTACAACTGCATGAACTGTACTGCCAAAGTAACGCGGCTCACTTACGCCTACTGCTTTCAGCCGATCAACATCTTCCGGCGTTTTTGCAATTGTTACACCGGGGTTGTTTTCTTTGAAAGCTTTTGCAGTTGCTTCTACTACTTTTACAGGAGCATTATACTGCGCGTACTTAAGATCGTACACCCCTTGCAGAATAAGTTCACTTGTCCACTCAGTGTCCGGCTGAGCAAACCACATTTCCTTGGTAACCCACAGTAGATCAAAGTCTGCCACTGCCTGTCGATCGCGGTCCAACCTCAGATACTCGGGTTTGATGTCGTAGCCGAACTTCAGGTCTTCGGCTTTCTGGACAAATAAGCCATTGACATACAAGTGTCCAATATGCACTTCATCCAGCAAAATCCGTCCTTGCGGAACTTCGGAACGTAGACCGATTTCTTGGTTTGTTTGCATCTGCAGACAGGCATTACGGATTTGCTTGACATTTAAATCCGACAGCCCATTGATCGAAAAAGTCAAATTGCCTGGAGCGCCTTTACGGGTCTGCTCCCGAATTGACAAGACATCACAGCCGTACTTTTTAGAGGGCTCAAAGCAAGGAGTCCAAACCCGCTCACCATTGTAAACAGTTACCGGGAAGCCAAGTCGAGTCAGTACCAGCAGAGCCAGCTTATAGCCTTCGCCGTACTTACCAATAGAGGATGGATCATCTTGCTTAGTTGAAGCGCCAAGCAAAAGTGATGATGGCGGAAGAATTACGCCTACTGACGTGACTGTCAGATTGGTAAGCCCTTCATCTGAGTCGTTTTGTTCAAACGCATATTGGAATTCTGCTGTAGAATCGATGGCGTTCTGCAGCAATTCCTTGACAGCTTTGACCAGGTCCCAATGTGGTGCATAGTCCTTAGTCAGCGATAGTTGATACATCGTCTTCCTCCAATCCATCTTCAGCTTCAATTTTAGCGGCAAAGGCTTCCGGCGTCATTGGCTTAATATAAGCCTTGACTGCGCGTCGAATCTCGTCTTGCGACATATCACGCACCAGAATTTCTTTCACTTTTTTGATAAAACTCATCCAACCGTGTGGATGGTCTTTGATTACTTGTCCCATCTTTTCAGCTTTCCTCTGTATTTGTGCCAAACACCATTATTGCAGGCGTCTCGGATTTTGGTATATGTTAGCAACGATCTGCCTTCAACACCCATTCGGACTTCTACCCTTGGGCAGTTGCTCGGCGGAAACATTATCGGCTTTGGAAACTTTTCAGCGACTACCGGAGCAGCTAGCGCAAATAGTAGCCAACAAAGGTAGATAAAGAAAATCCAACCTGGAAGTCTACGCACAATAACCCCATAGACAAAGGCCAGCCAACATTATATAGTAAGCTGGCCTTAGTTGTACATCTATTTTTCTCGCACAATCCAGTAAGCTGCACCAAGACCTTGCGCATAGTCAGAAACTGCAGCAACCATGTGGTTTATTTTCTCCTCATCACCACACTCACTCGACACATATACTGGAGAATCTGGATATTTGTCGGTAAAGTCTTGCTTCATGCGGATCATTCGGTCTTGACCCACAGCAGAACAGCTAGCCTCGCTTTGGTAGGTCTCGTTCCGGTAGACTTCGAACTGACAGCTGGTCTGCTCACCAACTGTCACGCACATACTCACAACCATTGAGAGCAGCATCATTGCACATCCTCAATAAATTTTTCAATAGTGCGGGCAAGTGGAAGCCCATGCTTCATGGACAATTTTGCTGCATAAGTAAGAGCCTTACCTACGTCAGCAATATCAATTACCCAGTTGTAACCGAGATAAATAGACAAGTGCTGCTGTTGACCAAGCTCAACAACCTGAACGCCACCGCCATTACAGACAGTTGGCAAAACAGCGATAAGCGACGCGGAAAGCGAAAGACTTTGCGGGGTTGGCATTCAGAAACCTCCTGATTCATGGTATGATTTAAGCTCGGCATTAATAGCTTTCAACGCCAAGATAAGCTGCTCTTCATAGTCTTCCACGGTGGGATACCGCTTGGAAGACAGGATTGTCATTGGCACATTTCTGTAGACAATAGAAAAACCCTCGTTAGCTGCATCTTGCCCAAACCAAATAGACTTCTTGAATTGGACGTCGCAGTTGTCGAGGTTTGCAAGTGCTACATCAAAGTTGCAGCGCTTTTCAGATTTGTACACATAGCTTAGCTGCATTAGCCACCATTATCGAGAAGACATGAACTTACATGTGGGTTATACAGCAAAACCCGCAATTAAGCGGGTTGTTTGCCAAACTTATAGTTATTCAACTGGTATTACAGCTGGATAATACCACTTTATTTCTTCAAGGCACAGCCGTACCATCACATCCGTTTTTGTAGAAACAGGACTAGCGTAGATTGAATCAAGTCTTTCAAAGGCGTCATCACCGCAAAAATAAACGTAACCATCGCCACGAACGGCTTCGATGTCTAGCATAGGATAGGCTTTACGAATTGCACTATTAACAGCGAGCATGTTAGCCATGTTACATTACCTCCACAACAATCTTGTCAACATTCTCAAAACCAATTTGACGTACCAGCAAGCGGCAAGCCCAGTCTTTACCTTCAAAGAAGAAACCCGACTCGTAGGTTACGCCGTTGATGATTGCAGTAGCTTGATAGTACATGTTAATTTCCTTAAGTTTGTTAACTTGATGCGTTCATTATGCCAGCAGTCACTGCTGCTGTATAATTGATTGTTCATATCAAGTGACTATTTTGGCATTAGAAATTTATATCAGCAAAGCAGTATACAGCCCCTCACAGCTTTGGCATAATGACTACATCAAATGCAAACAACCAAACACTTAAGGAAATCAAAAATGGTCACTATCAATAGTAAACATGAAGCAGCAATGGTAATGCGCGATTTGGTTACTTCTCTGGAAGAGCAAGGCAAAGGCTTCCACTATGACGATAGCCCTTTTGAATACGACTGCTTCACTAAAGAAGAAGCTGAAGAAATCAGCGCCAAGCTGAAGCTGATCCGCAAATTCCTCGATGAGGAAGAGCTGTGGGAAGTTGTTTCTGACGCCCTCGGCTTAGACGATGAAGACGAAGAAGAATAAGAATAAGTTAACCAAATAAAACAAACCCGCCTACTGGCGGGTTTTGTCTTTATTAGCCTTTAACGCATACGACTTGCCGTAGTGTATGGACGATTTCAACAAGATCAGACTGCGCAGCCATTACAGCATCAATGTCTTTGTAAGCTGCTGGTGTTTCGTCGATTACTTCTTCGTCTTTACGGCACTCAATGCCTGCAGTAGCCGCAATATGGTCTTCCAGAGTAAAGCGTTTTCGCGCCTCAGTTCGACTCATTGCACGACCGGCACCATGTGAACAAGAGCAGAATGAGTCTTTATTACCTTTGCCTCGCACAATGAATGACTTTGCCCCCATGCTTCCAGGAATTATGCCGAGTTCGTCCTTTCCAGCGCGTACTGCGCCCTTGCGCGTCACCATTACATTTTCATTGAAATGGTTTTCCCAGCTGACGTAGTTGTGATGGCAGTTTACTGCAGACTCATCCAAAGTAAATGGTTTTGGTACTGCCTCGCGCAAAGCCGCCACTGCAGCAACCATCATCAAGTCGCGATTGAGCCGCGCAAAATCCTGTGCCCACTTAACAGCTTCACAGTAGTCATGAAATAAGTCGGACCCTTGCGGAAAGTAAGCAAGATCTTTGTCCGGCAAATTGATAAACCAGCGTTTCATATCCTCTTTGGCACGCTCAATAAAATAGCTACCAATTGAGTTGCCAATACCACGGGAGCCGGAGTGCAGCATGATCCAAACGCGGTCAGACTGGTCGAGACAGATTTCCACAAAGTGGTTACCGGTGCCAAGAGTACCGGCATGTGTTAATGCTCGACGCGCTGGCTTTTCCAACTTTGGATGCTTAGTTATAATTTTTTGGAGCTGAAGCATCGACGCTGTAAGTTCTGCTTCCAACTGGCCAGTTGCCTGCGGAGCAGAAACTCCCCAAGCGCCACGGTCACCCGGCATGCCATTGTTAGTACGGCCATGCGGAATACGTTTTTCAATTCCAGTGCGAAGAGAAAACAAGTTATCTGGCAAGTCGCTTGCAACAAGAGTTGTCCGTTGAGCGGCCATACCGCAGCCAATATCTACCCCAACAGCTGCTGGAACAATGGCGCCTTTGGTTGCAATAACACTACCCACAGTGGCGCCCATCCCATAATGGACATCTGGCATCACAGCGATATGCGAATGCACAAATGGCAGACCTGCCAAATTGCGGAGTTGCTGTTTTGCAGCATCTTCGACTTGAACGCCACGCGTCCAAGCTTTGATTGGTTTGCCTGCGCTTTCAATAATTTCAAATTTATCTTTCATTTAAACACCCTTCCCTTTGCACTCAAAGTGAGCATCTTTGTTGCCATTACGTTTGAGCTCGGCTACCATTTGAGCACCTTGCGAACGGCAGTCTGTGAAGCTGTGGGTTTCTACTTGCACAACAAGAGTTGTGTACGACTGCCCAGCAAAAATCAGCAAAAGTACTTTAAGCATTTTCAATACTCCACTCTTTTTCAAGTAACAGTTTGGCTTCGAGAACTATGCAGCTGTCTTCATGCCTAATCTTCCAGTCAGGAGCATACTCAGAACCATCACAATGAATGCAACAGTCAGGATATATACCGCCATCTACTCGGAAGCGAGAAACAATAGCTTCAGCAAGCCGTTTGGTAATTAAGAGCATGCACCCTCCTTCCAGCCTTGAATAAATTGACGGCGAAGCTTTGCTGCTCGATCGCCACTTTCGCGAAGCTCTGCAGGACAATTGGCTGCAAAGTCAGCAAAGTGCTCAGCATTTATACCAAGTTCAGCTCTTGTAAAGAAGCCTTCTTGATAAGCTTCTTCATTTGTCCAATCGAGAAACGTTCCCATAAATATTCCAGTTTGCTGCTTATACTGGCAAAGCCCCAATTAAGGGGCTTGAGGTGGGTGGGGTCGCTTATGGCTTTTCAGTTCCGATAATGAACCAGCAGCCTTCTGAATCCTGACCCCAACAAAGAACGTCGCCTTTGTAATAAGAAAGAGTATTCATCATGCCATCATAACCACTGCAAATTAGCTTGTTCATTTCGTCTTGCTCCGTTATTCGTTTCGATGATTCATTGTACAGCAACTACTCATCAATAGGCAATCAATAATTCTAATGACAATCTTAAGCGGCCATATGAACAATCAATTGGCTTTCTACAATTGGCGGCTTTATAATGAACCAACATCAATGAGTATGTGAGGCAACAAAATGAAGCAGTATAACAAGCAAGAAATGCTGTCATTGTTCGTAGCAAACAAAATGCAAATCCAAGTCACCAACTCCTACAACCTCCAGCATTGCGGTATTGCATTAACAGTTGAAGAAACCAAAGACTTTGCTGACCACCCAAAAGTGTATAGTCGTCCTTCTGATAATTTTGGCCGCTTTTGCTTGGTAGTATGGCTTCTTGAAAAAGGTTCAGTGTCAGTACTTCCTGTGGATATTGCTGAAGTGGCCGATGAGTTGTATAAAATTTTCCACAGTTGATTCAACAGCCAAAATAAACCCGCTTGATTGCGGGTTTATTTGTTTATGGCAGTTACTTGCCGATATTGATAGTGAGATTTTCGATTTTCATTATGCCGCTACTGACTTTTAAGGCAGCTTTGAGCTGTTCACCCACAGTGCCTGATACTTCCTCAGCCAAAGGCGAAGGGCTTTCCACTTCACCGGTTCGCGGCGGTCGCTCAACCAAATCCCAGTTTTGGTCACAGTAAGCCGCACATTCACACGCGAGTTTGAATGAAACTGGCTTGTCATTCATATAGCAGTGAACTACTTGGGCGAGTAGTTCTTGCTGGCGCTTGATAATCTCATTTGCGTGGTCAAGCTCTGGGCTTGGAATAGTCATTTCCGGTTCCTCTTTCTTTACGCGGCTGGGATTTTCATAGCGCTCAAAGCGGTAGTTTGGGCCTACTTTTGCTTTTACTGCTGACTCGCTAAACAATGGCCAACCTTCCAGCATTTCCTGCGGGAAGTAAACTGTACCTGGAAGTTCAGCAACATTGACCTGCATACGTGTCAGCCAAACTTCATCAATTAAGTCCTGCTCAAAAGCCTGCCTAAAAATTTCAGCCCCACCAATAATGAATATTCGGTCTTTACCACGGCTGATAGCTTGCTTCAAAAGCTCTGGTACTGCATAGCAAATACCGGACCAAATACCATTACAGCCGATAGTATTGGGCGTGATGCAGCCTAAAAGCTTTTTGTCTTTGGTCAGTACATGGCACTCCCGGCCAGGCAGTCGCACCACGCCTAGAACTCCACTCCTGGGCAAAGACTCCCAAGTTTTCCGGCCCATCAAGACAGTATGCCCCATTGTTTCCTTCTGGAAGTTAGCCAAATCTACTGGCGAATTCCATGGAAGCTTGCCATCAACGCCAATGACGTTATTGAGTGATGCCGCTACAATTGCAATTACTTTCATGATAAAATCTCGACTGTATAGTGAAAAATATTGCCGCCCTGTGGGGTAGACGAGACACAATGGGCAATATCTGCATGTCGTAGTTTATCTGCAGTGGCAAATGCCTTGTCTTTATTTTGACCAAAGTTAATCAGTACAATAGGCACACTAGCAGTTTTGCGCGGCCAAGCCTTCTTGCTGGTCCAGTCGTGAAATGCTACTGCCCAGTCACTGAATAGCGTCAAAGCCATGAGCGGATGTGCAATCCCGTCATGGACAAGTGCCCAGAGCAGTTTCTCTTCCTGGTTTGCGCAGGCTTTACGCGGGTCTGTCTGCATCTTCCAATTCCTTCTTCAAAAATTCACGAAGCCCAGTCAGCCACTCAAGCCCATCGTCTGGGCAGGCCTTCCAAGCTTCTTCAACTTTGGCTTGAAATTCAAGCAATGATTGACGTCTAACATTTTCGAGCATTTTAAAATATTTAGCTGTTACAGCTTCCAGCTCTGGAGTTGGTACTAAGCGTGTTTGGCCTAGCATTCTTTCAATTAGTGAAGGCGGAGGAGCAGCAGGCGCAGCTGGCCGGCTAACTTTATACTCCTCTGGCATTTGATTAGGCTCTTTTGCAGTCACTGCTACCTCCATCCAAATAAAGAAACCGCGAAAGGTATTCTAACGCGGCTTATAGTTGTTTGTATATAGCATTAGCCAACTTTGCGGAAAGATTTGACATCGGCCCAGTCTGCTGGTTCACCAGCATTGAAAATGAGCACGCTATCGTCAGATCGAATGATTTTCACTGTATCATGTAAAGTAACGAAACTAGGCTTCAAAAATTTATCGTCCAAGTCAAGGTTTACATTCACCCAGAGCCCATCACCGTAGACTGACTGTGGGTTTTCAGTGATAAAACGCTTTGGTGCTGGCTCAACTTGGGCTTCAACTGCTGTTGGCATAGTGCTTGCCAGTAACATACAGTCAGCTAGTCGATAAGCAGATGCAGCCATGCTGGTGCAAATGCCAGCGTTCATCGACATTGGGCGGGCTTTTCGGAGTAGCTCCATAACAAATTCTTTGGCCAGCTCGTCACGTTTTTGGCGACGAGCATCGCCGATAAGGTTACTCATTTGTTACTCCCGTTACTTGGTCAATGGTTTCAACCATTGTTTGGTGGAATGCTGCGCGTTTTCGATAGTGTTTGACATCACTTTCGCGAAGGTCAGAATCGTCAGCGTATTTGGCCAAATTTTTGACAGCATTCGCATGGTATTCACGGAGTTGTGCACGTTCAACTTCTAGCGGTTCCGGCATGACGTTAATGCGTTTAATACGGCCAGCATATTGAGCGTAAAGTGACCAGTTGATTGGCGCTGGAGGATTTTCTTGCACCTTTTTCAGATGTTTGCACTTCAGTACGATGCAGTCTGGACTATGAGTGATAATCCATAGTGGTGCCTGCCCGGCCTGTTCGCAATCGCAATGCAAGCAAACATACCGGCTTACTGTGTCAGCATGGCGGTACGTCTTGAGAATTGCTTCAGCCATTTCGAGCATGATAGTCATTTCAGCAATTCCTTGCGCGCAATATTGACATTAGACGGGAAGTCGCAGACAACACGGACTTGTGCTCGGCCATCTCGCATATTGAGGCAGAAGCTCCCGTCAAAGAACTCAATTGGCTCATTCGCCACAAGCTTACGCTCTTGAGAAGTATCACCCACAGTGAAACGCACCGCGGCGGACTTCTCTGTGATCCGTAGAACAGTCAAGGTGACTAGCTGGTGGGTCGATTTGTTTTTGAATATAATACTTTCGCCGGAGTTACGGGTAAGTACAAGTGCCATGATTTGTGTTCCTTCAGTTAATAGTTGGGTAAACGTCTACATCAAAAAGATCGTCGTGAACGTAACCGTAATCATCGGCATACCAATACGGATCTTCCTCCTCAATATCGCACCAAAGAGGCTCTTCCATTGGTGTGTCGTCATACCGCTCGTAGTCGTCAAGCAATGCGTCAAACTCATCAAGGCGAGAATCTTCAATTGCTTCGTTCAATGCCATTGCAACAGCTTTGGCATGTTGCTTGCGCATAGCTTTCCGGCCGTTGCGCTTGAGGAACTTGCGCTCAACTGGAGTGTAGTGGACAATGCACGGATCATCCCCATCAATAGAACGTGGCAGAATAGACGATTTGTTACCACCACGACGGTTGCGGTCTTTGCGAGTTACTTGAGCCATTGCTTGTGTTCCTTCAAACAATTATGTAGCGCTAATATACTGCAGTAGCAAGCACTTTGAAAATAGCCGTTAGTTATCTATACTTCTATGCTTATAGCCACACAATACTCAGAGGATAGCAAGGCACCATCTAGGCACCTTGCTACTTAATGCAGGTACTAGTTTACAAGAATACCGGGCCGGATAGAACCCCTACACTAAGCACACAGGCACCTATTGATCCGGTCACCGCCCCAAGGGTCTTGGCTTGAACTGCTAGTTGGACGCTTGCGCTATTTATAGGCCCATATTGCAGGGGCATCCAAGGCGTACTAAACGGAAGGTTACTGGAGCTATCGGTGAATATCAAAGATCCGAAATTTCGTTGAGTCACCCCATCTTGATACTCGTTAATCAAGAGAGTCAGGGACTTTCCAGCGCCAGTACTAGACGGTTTTGCCCTTGCCGATAGTTGCACAAACACTTTTCGCCCACGGGTACTTCGGAGTGGAGTAGTCAGAGGCATTATGCCTGTCAGATTGACTACGCTGCCGCTTGTGTCTGGCACAGCAGTATTGCCCGGCAATTGAGTAGTGGATAGTACCTTGATATGTGGCAACAGAACCCGGCCAGCAGCCAGTTCCGATACGTTACTAAGGTCGATAGTCAGCACACCGATAAATTGCCTATTCCAGTTATTGGCATCGTTAAATTCAGGACTTACGTTGGTGACATCAGCATTTCCTGCGCTTATTAACGTCCTGAATAGATTCCCTGATTGTTGAGCAGTTCCTTCGATGGACATTTCAAAGTCATTGCCGTCCAAGTCTGCAATACTGAACTCATGTGGTGGGCTGGATACCGTGCCCTTAGGTGTGACATCAATCATTAGCCACTTCCCTGAAGTTGGGCCAAATCGCCGGGCAGAGTAAACTATCAAGCACCGGCCTTCATCAGTGCAGATCATAACAGGGCGAGTTGGCCAGTTCAGTAAGGATAGAGTGTTATTCAGGTTTGTTACCTGATCGTTACGCCACTCGGAACCGGTCCACCATAGATGATGGACATTACGCGATGTAGGATTACCTGAGGCAAGAAACAACGCGATATGCGGCCGACCGTCAGTATCCACATCAAGGCCAAATTGGTTAATGATGCCGGAGTTGATTGTTGGTGTTTGCAGCACTAGAGCATTTGTATTAGCGTGCAGCAGAGGAAGTGACACCGCTGATCCATTCACCGCCTTCCATGTAATACCCTTATCTTCTGAGTACATTACGTGCACATCAGCATTGGTGTGGGCATCTCCGCCATTGGGGCGCCAAGTGTAGGCCAACCACAAACGGTCCTGCCGATCTACAACAACACGTGCCTCATAAGGACTTTCAAGCGTTGTCTTCCCCGAGGCAATCATTCCGCGAGAAGTCCATGTTGAACCATTCCACACCTTAAGGTATGTATCGCCCAGTCCTGACACACCATCACGGTAATGAAAGGCGAGAGTGCCATCCGCAAAGCGAACAAATCGAGGGTATGTAACTTGGCTTACTACCAAATCGTCCATAGTGGATGCAACCCAAGCCGTAATATCCCGAGGGTTGGCTGAACGCACATACCTCAAGGGGTCGGCATGATGGTTACAAGAGAGGTGAATGTACCCCTGGCCATCCATAATTGCAGAGACCACATTGTGGGAGTCTGGTTCCACTGGGAGGGCCAGAGGATTTCCGGCAAGAGTTCCCATATCGAATGTTGCCCACGATCCAATTGGCATTGTCTTTTTACACGCCTGCAAAGCGCCTGCGGTGTTATAAAAGAATGCGTAAAGATCATCGCCGTCAGTAATGGTGCCCGACTGGGTGTAGCTGGTGCCGTTGTATGTAGTCTGCCCTGCGACGTCCGAAGGAAGCACGTCCAGGCGCAAAGTGTTGATATAACTTCGGCCTACATACAGTGAATCTGCGGTTTTTTTACTAATACCCGGTGCGTCAAGAATACTCATAGGTCACCTTATACAATTGTGATGGCGGGTTGAGCTGTCACGGCGCCATTAACATCTCTGGTGACAGCTGGTTGCGTAATAAGTTTGGTTGGAGTACCTGCATACGTAGCATGCCACGCATCAATCGCCCCAGGGAAAGCTGTACTTGTAGTGTCAGTTGTGAATGTTCCAGTTACACCGTCCGGCCAAACAATATCAGCAGAGATAATTGCACCATTGGCGTCGCGAGTGGACGTCACAAGCTGAAAGGACTGTGTGTACGCCCAGCCAAGCAAAGTAGGTAGTTTAGCGTACTCTGCTATTTGACCCACAGTCGTTCGGAAGCTCTTGCTGCCAAATACTGTCTCTATTGGCTCATTACCAGTCAGTGTGCCAGTAACCAGCGGCAAATCATTGATTGTTTGCCCGAGTTTAGGCGGTGTTGTTGCCATAATTATTCTACCCTTATATAATAAGCAGGCGCAACTGCCCGTCTGTAGTAAGTCTAAGCTTACCATCAGTAGCCGCGCGCATTAGGTTAGTTAAAAACGGTGGACGAGAAAAGCCCACAGCGCTAGACGGTGGGCTTGCGGAGGAAATAGCTACGTAGCGGCTTGCCGGTATCATCACCAGCTCCTATTGTGGTGTATACCCTCCGGATTATAGTACACCGCTAGGAAGTGGGTAAATAGCCGTTATATTTCGTCACATAAGAGTAGATTAATAGCTATCAATACTTCAGGAGGCCTGACATGGCCTTTACCGGTTTATCCCTACATGTCTACGGTCTCCGCCACCGCGTTTTAAGGACAGCCTAGGCGTTCTCCTACCTTTTCAGCTAAAGAGGCCCAGACCGTCCCAATAGGCGATTTAAACCTGTCGGAACTAATTCTAGACCTACCTTATTCTGCCCAGGCTGTTTAAACCTTCAGCAGAGCAGCATCGACTTTGCCGCGAGACTTCAGATTGAGCGTTTCGCTGTAGCCTTGACATATGATACCATCAGTAAAACCCGCAGCAATTGGTTCTTTATAGTGCCGTTCCCAATCAAACGGTGTATTAAAAGTTTTCAAGTGGCATACAACATCCGCCATATCGCTATGGTGATAACGGCTTGGAAACACAAAGATTTCTTCGATGCCTTTTTCGTTATTAGTGACAATATATTTCATTTTCGTTTACCCCATCGGTCTCGAGGACCGTTTCCTTTTGCATTAACAGCAAAGCCAACAGGCTGGACGCGTTCATCCGACAAACTGTTGACGACTTTTACTCCAGCCAGACGAAGAGCAATAAGTGTTTCGCTACTGACATTCGGCCCAACAATTACCATTGTGGGATTGGTACCAGTTGCTTCTTTGAAGTGGTTAATAAACTGTTCGACTTCAACGCTTTCACTCATACATCATCCAGCTTCGGTGTGGACGCTGAAGTAGACTCACTGGCCTTCTTGTAGTCATGATACATTGGCTTGAAAGTACCCGTCTGATAGCCGCCATAAACCCTTGGTGTCTCTCCGCAGGCTGCGCATGTACCATGATTCTCACGAGAAAGTACATTTGGCTGACCGTTGCCACTGTCAAGGTTGCGCAGGAACTTGGCATGCTCAGGCAACACTGCCGGTACTGGCACAGGCTGCAATGAATAGCCTGATGCGCTAGTGTTGCACTCCTTCAGAATCGTGCAGCATGGATATAGTGCCACCGGCTCACCCTGCCCGCCCTTCAGCCGCTCGATTTCGGCGCGAAGTTCGGTGTTTTGATCTTCAAGCTTGGTCATCATCTGATGCCATTCGGGCTCGTCGTTCTCCGCCGTCAGCTGAGCGATGGTTGCTTGCAGTTCGACAACATCTTCGAATCTGGCATAGCGACCCTGAGGGCTTTCGATCTCATTACCGGCTTGATGATTGACCGGAAAAATGTCGTAGCGCTTGATATTCATTCTATGCCCTCAAAGTGGCGCGAGAGGATCAGCCCGAGATCGGATGCCTTAATACAAATGCATTCCGGATCGTCTCCGTCGGCAGGCTCAAGCTCGCAGGCGTCGCGCACTGCAAGAATTACTTTCTGCGCCATATCGGCTTGCAGTTCGGCGAGTTCGGGCGGGGCGACACTGATCGCTTGATTGTTGAGGCTTTGGGCCAGAGAGAAACATTGGTTTGAGGTCAGAACCGTATAGCACCGGGATGCGTCAACGGCTTCTGCTACAGACTTCATGCTATGCGTCAACGTCTGGCGCTCGACGACAGGGGTGGCGAGTAGGGAGCGTAGTTCACTGTTCGCCCTCATTACGTCCTCTACGTCATAGCTTTTCGACACGGTTCCGGTTACGCGCTCCAGCAACTCCCGCGACACTTCAATTTTACTGCTCATTCTTCACCACCCTCAAAGTTGGCTTCGTTTCTGCTGGCGGCATTTCCAAAGCCTCGTTAACCTGGCAGCCTTTGCCGAGTTTGTAAGCACAGACCAGGAACCATGCGGCGTTCTTTGGATCGTCTTCGATACGGTCTGCAAGCGCTTTGATGATCAGCAGGTCATTGCTCATTCGCTTGCTCCCGATTGTTGTATATTCATTTCACAACTCCCCAACTATTGCGTTGACCTTTGGCTTTGGGCTTGTTTGGTCGTAGCTCTTCATTTGCTTCGCGATAGCCGCGCTCAATAACGGCTGCACCTACGATTTTTGCAGAGTAATAGCCCGGAGAGCAATTGCCCAAAGGTTTACCAGTTTCAATGTCTTCGACAATTGCGTCAATAACAATTTGCTTTCCGGTCTTACCTGCGCCAGTTGCAATCACAATTTTCATTCTTTAATCCTCAGTAAAGCCTAGGTCGTGTAATCCAAGCGCCTTTTGAAAAGTTGAAAGCGTAGATTGGACATACAATCCACGGCAATGGCTCAGTCTTTGGCCGGCCGTTCCACAATGCTTTCATGTCATCAATCAACAAATCATTGCATTCTGTACAGCCATCTATCAGCAGTTCATCGCGTGTTATGAAACTGGCACAACGGCGGCAATAGCCTTCATCCAGTTCGTCCGGTGGTTGAGGAAAACGGTCAAGTTCGTAGTTACTCATTTTTAAACCCCAAATCGTTCAACTGCGCGCGAACACCCGCGTCGAACTGGCATTGCGCTTCAGATGTATTGAACTCGCCATCTGACAATCGAAACAGCGAATTTGCTGCCTCCTGCCGACTGAGCCCTTGTTTTGCATAATCGTTTATTGCGGAAATAGCTGCTTTGCGTCCGTCATTATAATGATTCCCTGCCACGCTGTTACTCCTATTAATTATCCATGCATAGTATATTGTAAGCAGCAAATTGAACAGTAAGCAATACCTATCTGGTGTCAGTGGTCAATAAGTTATGCGCATAAGAAAGCCCAACAACCCACAGCGGCAGGTGTTGGGCTCGTGGCTATCGGCTTCAAGCGGCTTCAGTCTCAGCCTCGGCTTGGTGGGTAGCTTCGGTCAGCTCGTAAATTTCCTGCTCCAGCTTCGCCAACTTCTCAACAGCTTTAAGCAGTCGAGTTTGCAAGGCAATTGGAGTGGCTAACGGCTTATCAGCTTGTGCGCTGATGTGCTGTGGGAGCTTTTGCGAGTCAGCTCGTGTTGAGTTCAGCTTGCTGCGATAGTATGAAATGCAGCCAAGCGTCGTATGCGCATTTGGATGCCGCTTCAATACAACTGCCAACACCTCAGCATTGTTGAGACCCTTCTCAATTGCCGCATAAGCTGTAGTCTGTACTTTAAGAGTAGCCATGTTGTCACCTCTGTAACATAAGTTGGTTCCCAAGTTAATTGCTTCACTCCAATGTTGTTGCACATTTGTATGTGCTTATGTAAAGGATAGGCCGTATAGCTTGCTGCGTACAATCAATTGTTTGCATAGCCTAAATGGTTGTGATGCGCTAAGCTAATCGCTAAGCTGCAGAAACTACAAAGCCCTCCGAAGAGGGCTGATGGCGTATATTATGGCAATTAAAACAGCTTAACAACTTTCCATTCTGCGTTTGGAATGTCTTTGCTATAGCTTTCAACAAGCTTATCTGCAAGCTCCTTAGTGTAAGCTTTAATCACTTCACGAAACTCACTGGAGTTTACAGTTTTAACTTGTACGCTGTACGGAGCCAAATTTACAGTAGCCATGACTTAATTCCTTTAGGTTGTTTCGTTTTGATGTGGTCATTATATAGGTATTGGCTGCAGCTGCACAATTGATTGTTCTAATGACCACTGCTAGCAGCTATGCGAACAACCAATTGATAAAGATGAAATAACTATGTACAGCCACTGACTGTAGCCATATAATAGACACATACCAACGAACACAAGGAAACACGAAATGACTGCTCACACTCACGAAGTACAGTGGATGAACAAGGCTAACGGCAAATGGTTCCAGCTGGAAACCTTTGAATCCGAAAAGAAAGCTGAAGTTGCAATGAAAAAGCAGCAAAAGAAGGCCAAATTTGGTGTATATCGCGTAGCACCAGTTACTGCCATCGACAACAAATATAACGTCGGTGTTAAGGTTCGTATTGAAGTAAAGCGACTCCGTAGAGATGGTCTTATGGACCGCCAAGTTTTTATTGCTGAAGTAGTTAAAAATGATGGCTATATGGCTGAATATGTAGTTGTGCGCCATGAAGTAATGGAAAATGTTTTGCAGCTTATTCCCGGCGGTGGATTTGTAATCGAAATGGCTACTTACGAAGTCATTTAACAATAGCAGTTAAGTCAAATAACCCGCTTCGGCGGGTTTTGTCGTTGCTACTAGCCCACAGTGGCAGTCCAACTGGCTACGGTGCCTCAGCTACTTGATAGCCATTGCTTTCAGCCCATTTGGTGGCGTCTTCTTTCGTTCGGAAGTCTTCAAGCACACCAACAAACTTGTCGCCTTCAAAGAGGCTTACAATAAACGGGTATGAAGTGTCTGCCTGCCTTCTCAACGGTAAAATTCGAACAGTTGGTTTGGGACTAGCAGCCCAGAAGGCCGGTACGCTCTTATGCGTTACTGCTGTACCAATGGTAATTTCAAGCTCAACTACTTTGCAAGTTGAATGCCTTTCTAAATATGGCTGAGCGTATTCTGCTGAAGTGAACAGCCAAGGATCGCGGTTATTTGCTGGGTTAAGGACCAACTGCTTGGTACTTTCATCAAGTATTCCGAATATTTTCATTTGATTACCACTCCAACAAGTCTTCAATAACAGTAACGGGAATAACTACTAGTTGGTTACTACCATTTACCTTTTCCCATCGGTCGGCAGATAACTGCGCATCATTAGCAGTTTCAAATAATCGAGGAGATTTCCTTTTATTGTTAATTTCTGTTGGGTCCCAAGAAGTAACACCTCCAGCTGTGCGGCGTAGATTTTGTGCAGGAAACAATTTACCAGTTTGCTTATGTTTAATTGCAAAAGCTTTATGTCGTGACATTTTAAAAGTTACCAAATTATAATGGAAATAGTTATAACAGTTTCAACTACTGAGGCTTCTTGCGCAATAGTTGGATTGGACTTTTGCCAATTCTCGAATACTCTATCCGCATCTTCTTTATTATCCCAAAGCTTTGGGCCTTGTCTATTGCTATTATTCCACGGGTTCCAGTATCGGTGGCTTACACTGGAATTCTTATGCGGCATCAATGCGTTAGTTGGATAATGGTAAATAGCAAAAGACTTGATATGCATTAAAAGTTCCAGTAAATTAGTATTGATACGCGCATTATATAGCAACTAAATTAAATTGAGAACTAGTAATTATTGTCGGAAGATAATTAGGCTAGTTAGGCACTAACCCACAGTGGTACGCACAGTCGTGCTTTAGCGGAGTTTCAACTTCCTGGCAATTATAACTTTCTAAACTTTTACTTGCTTTAAACAATTACTGTCAGCAAGTTTGCTTTATTAATTTATAACTAACTAGCTGCTTTCTTTTTTTCTAATTTTATTTTGCAGCAACTGTGTCGTGTCGCAGCAAAGCTACCTCTGTGTACTCCTAGCCGCTACCATCTAGTGGCTCTATTCTCTGTCCTTTATATCTACTTTCATCCTTACCACTATTATTTTTTTTTTAATAATATTATATATAGATAATAGAAAAGTAACCCCTATCCCTAGGCCAAATAGGCGTCACGTAGTAGCCTCTTGTTGCAGCCGCTGCAAAGCTAGTTTCTGCTATTCGAGAGCACGCCGTGCAAGGCTTTCGGATGTGTCATGCTGCGATTTTTGGCCTTGTTGCGCAGCAGAACGCAGCAAAGCAACAGTACACGGTAGGGCGCTATGCAAGAAGGGCTATTTTATTGAAAATAAGTGGCTGAAACAGCATTTCATCGTTACCAAAATAAACCCTCCACCCAGCTATTTTCTGGTCGAAAAACATACTCGTATATACAAGTGCAGCACAATGCAGCAAACTGCAGCACAGCTAAATTTGCCTGCTGCAATTTTCCGGAAACGCTGCACTTTTGCCCGCATTAATGGGTAACGCGCTATACTTGCTGCAGTACGCTGCAGTCCAATTAGCTGGCAGTCAATAATACAGCGCTAGAGCAAAGTTCGGCACTTTCGGCCTAACACTGTGGGTGGATAAGAACTTCGCTAGCTGCTTAATCCGCTATGTTCAAAAGTTAAAAAATGGTATAAAATGCGCAGAACTTCATTAATAGGTATCAGCTTATGTCAGAGAAAATTTCCCCGGCTTTAGACCCGGCTAGTTATCTTGGATTGTCTGCAGGTTTGGCTTCCAGTGTTGGAGACCCAAGGGTTTTACTCGAGCAATCCGACATTTTATTAGCTCAAGCTCAATCTGGTGATTACTCAGTAATGATCCGTCACCACAATGCTTTGGCTCTTGCTAGTCAAATGGCTGCACATTCCGCTTTGCATAAGGCCTTGCAATGTGACTTGCCGGAAGAGCATGCCAAATGGATTGCTACTGCAACTAAGGCACAAGCAATTGCAAACAATGCAACTGCGCAAGTTATCTTGCTGACTAACACTGAAGAAAAGCTTAAGCCATATCGTCAGCAAATTCAAAATGATGCCAACCAAAAAGCTGCGCTTACTTTAAACAATGCCAAGGCCCTTGCGATCGCCAAGCAAATGTTCATTGAGCATAAAGCCCAGTTTGAAACAGAGATACTACGAAGCAACATGTCGCCTGAAGAGTATCTTTCTTTGCAATGGGAAAATGAATAGTTGCTAGCTATTTACTTGCGCTTTTATACAGTGTAAAGTGACCGTCCACAGAAGTTTCCAAAAGGCTGTGCTATTAGCGTGAAGTGCTCCGGCTTCGGCGGGATTGGTCTCCCGCAGCGTTAATAGCACAGCACTTTTGGAAATTTCCTATCGGTCTGACCAACCGCAACCCGCCTCGGAGCTACGGCATACATGCTTTCGTACGACCCTATCTATCCCGCTGAGTTGCAAACAAGCGAGAACGCTTGGGGGCTTTGGAAACTCGGCATTGGCAAAGACGGTGAGATTTGCAAAAAGCAAGTCAAACTGAATGGCCGCAGTCCTGATCCAACTGACCCAACAACACTTACTTCCTTTAAGCATGCAAGCGAGCAGCGCGATATTCTTGCAAAGCAAATGCTTGAGCCTGCAGTCGAAGCCTTCCTTAAGGCAACTCCTCAGGCATCACGCTGTGGGTTGATCTGGCTTATTCAGCCGGGTTATGTTGTGATGGACTATGACAATCTTGCTGCCAACCCGCAGTATCGTTCTCTTTACGCTGCCAACCCAACTTGGATTGAGCGATCGAGTCGAGGGGACGGTGTACACCAAGTCTTCTTCCATAAAGACAAGCCTAGTGGCGTGGTGACAAAGGTTGTCGATGGAATTGATGCTCGTGGCTCGGGCACATTCCTTTACACTACTGGCAATTGTAATCCTGCTCAGCCGACAATTAATGAGCTGACACCTTTCTTGGAAGACGCCATTTCTCAGCGCTCTCAGCAAATTGCTGAGCTTCGAGCTTCTCGGCTGTCGCTCAATTCGCTTTATGGCGAAGAAGTAACGGACGAGTATTTGCTGGCCAAGTTCCTTGAAGACCCCGAGGCTGTTCGACTGTCCAGCGACCCACAGGTTGTGCTTAAGTCGGAAGTCATGGGTCTGTTTGTCAATAGACTTTCGCGCTACTCTGCAGATGTAGACCAAATGGTCCGCGTTTTCTGCGGGTTTGCATGCGCCCGTCAAGAGAATATCAGCGAAGCAAAACGAAATCGCAAAGATATTACTGACGTTGCGTCTTTGTTCCATTTGCACTTCGACTATATGTCAGAGAAGTGCTTGCTCGACTTGCCTATGGTCAAGTTCAATCTGACAATGGGCCAAGAAGAAACGCATCTGCTCCCACCTGAAGAAGACGAGCAGACTACCAAGTTGGCAATGCCACCATTGCCACCAAATATGCAGGTTATTGCGAAGGCTTTGGACAGCGTAAGCGAAGTGGCAAAAGACGTCGCTCACCCGGCTGTTATACAGTTTGTCAGAATGATGGCAGATAATCGGTTACTTGCCGAAACTGTCTTCTTGGACAGCAAAAGTCGACTGCGCTTCTCATCCCAGCCGTCACGTGCGCTTGTGCATTTTATGACGCTAGCAAACTCTGGTCGCGGTAAGTCTCGATCTTATCGACGAATTCGAGAGTTTTGCCGACTTCTTAACGCGCAGTATGCTTCCGATGGAACTCTATGCCTGTTGCCTGCTAGCCCAATCCGTGATATGGGTAAAGGCATGCAAGGTGCCCAGCGAATTGCAGCAAGTCTTGACTTAATGGACAAGCAAGGCGCATGCATCGCATTAACTGACGAAGCCGATGCTAACTTTGCATCTGTATCAGATCCAGGTGGCTCTAAAGCATTTCTGAAAGAGTTTACTGAAAACGTCAACTCCCCCGGTGCATCGACTGAGGCAGATAAAACTGCCGGTAGCCAAAAGCGGATTGAGCTTCGTGACTTGGTTGCACAGTTGAGCTACTTGTCTACCACCAAGGCAATGAAACCAATTTTGATGCAGCACCTCGGTGACGGCCTGTTAGCACGATTGGTTTTGTGGATCAGTAACGAACCAGCTATTACTTCTGACAGTTGGGACGGCTCCATCCATTATGTCGATGTTGAAGAACGTATTGATATTGGTGAAGCGGCTAAACTTTGTGCCCGCTATAAACAAGTACCAGCTTCAACAGTGACGTTTAGCAAAGAGCTTTTGCATAACACAAGTATTATTCGTCGGTTACTTAGCCTAAATGACGCAGCTGGTAAAGACCAAGACATTGAGGAAGACGCATATAACAGGTATTCGCTGTACGCACAGTATCTGTCAGCTATTTATGCTTGGTCTGAAAATCCAGAAATGCCAACCCACACGGAGAACTCGCTCCTGTGGGGCATTTCAGTTATTGAGTATGCACGTGAAAGTTCCGCTAATTTCTTCAAGGACATTAATACAACTGTTGATGCATCTGGCTTTAATGAGCGAATGGCGCGCAGTAGCAGTATTTATGCGGATAAGTATTCCAGTTGTATTAACATGTTTTATACTGAGGGTACTGACTTAGGGCTACTTCGCAAAGAACTGCGCGAGTACCGTCGACTATCCCAAAAAGTTGACGAGAAAATAGCTGAACGCGTTTTGACAGTTGGTATGTTTACGCAGTACAGTACAAAATTCTTTAAATTGTCACGGACAGAAGTCACTGCCAAGATCAAAACAGCTGCACTTCGTGAACTTGCACTAGATGGAATAATTGAACTTCGTTCTGAAGTGGGCATTGTACTTAACCCGCCTCCTGCAGAACTTCCAGCAACAACAGAAATTCGCCGCTTGAATACTCTTGCGGTACAACCGGAGCAATAAACCATGACAATGACCGTACAACGTTACATCGAAATCAAAGAAGCACTTGACGCAGCAAAAGAGCTGGAAAGCGCAGCCCGTCAAGAGCTTGTAGCTCGGTCTGGGCATACTGCTAAAGGCTCAAAGACCGTCAAGATGGACGGCTTTAAAGTCTCCATTACCAACTCTGTCAACATCACTATTTACGAGCCAGGCTTGGAAGAAGCCAAGCAAAAGCTAGGCGAGCGCTTTCAAGTTGCTTTTCGTACCAAGTTTGAGCCCAATGCTAAAGGCTGGAAAGAGCTTAATCCAACAGAGTTGGAAATTGCTGAAGAGGCAATTATTACTAAGCCTGGTACACCTCAGTTGTCCGTAAAAGGAGAAGCTTGATTGGTTATGCCTTTAGCAAAGGTATGCCGTGACTGCGGCGCGGATAGAGCTACTGCAAAATGGCATAAGCATGGCGGTGCTCGTTGCCATTTGTGCTACAACGTTATGAAGAACGCAACCAACAAGGCATTGAGAAGTACAGAAGAAGGCGCAGCAAAAGCTCGTGAATCCAAGCGTAAACATGCAGCAAAGCCTGAGACAAAAGAAAAGCATAGAAATCATATGCGAGAGTACGCGCGAAAACAAGCAGAATGCCCAGAATTTAGAAAATTAAATAGCCGAAGAGGATGCGCTTACGCAAAAGCAAATCCAGAAAGGGTGAATGCAAACTCTGCCAAAAGGCGGGCTGCAAAGCTTAAAAGAACGCCAAAATGGGCCAATATTGACGATATAACGGAATTTTATGCAAATTGCCCAAAGGGTATGCATGTAGACCATACTATACCGTTGCAGGGAGAGCTTGTTAGCGGCTTACATTGTTTAGCCAACTTACAATATTTGCCAGCAGCAGAAAACTTTAGTAAAGGAAATAACTTTGATCCCAATACATTTGAGGCACTGTAAGTGATTGATTCGTAACAACTAAGCAACTAACTTCTAACTATTTAAACCCTAAATATTTACAACTATAACTAGCCTATATAAAATAGCCAAACTAACTGAGACAACACATTAATGCAAATCAAAACAACTTCCGAAGCAGTTCCTGGCCCAGTTCGAATGGCAGTCTTTGGCCTTTCTGGTGCTGGCAAAACTATGCTAGCGGCAACAGCTCCAAGTCCATTGCTACTTAACGCTGAACGTGGTTTGCTGTCTCTTAGTCCAGCAAACATTGCTAAAGTCTACGGTGAAAACCAAGACTGGGTCACATACAATGTTCCATACATTGATGTGTCCACAGTTCAGGCCTTGAAGGATGTTTATGCTTGGCTGCAAACTCCAGCAGCGGCAATTTACAAAACAATCATTCTTGACTCTTTGTCTGATATTTCCGAAGTTGTTTTGGCTGAAGCCTTGGCAAACCCAACAGTCAAGGATCCTCGTCAAGCCTATGGTATTCTTGGCACTGATGTCTTGAACCTGGTTCGCGCTTTCCGTGACTTGCCAACTCACCACCACATTGTCTTCCTTTGCAAAGCAGAGAAGTTCACTGACGATGTAACAGGCTCTACCAACATCGGTATGAAGTTTCCAGGCAAAATGCTTCAGTCTGGCATGCCTTACCTGCTGGACGAAGTCTTTGCATTCGAGATTGCGGCCAACGGCAACCGCCAGCTTCGCACTAAAGCTAACTGGCAATATCAGTGCAAAGATCGTTCTGGCGTTCTTGACGAGCTGGAATATCCTAGCTTGATGCACATCTTTGCCAAGATGGGACACGCAATTTAAGGGCCTACAGCATATTTGGTACATGCAACCGCCTCATAAGCGGATGATAGACCGGTTCGAATCCGGCTAGGCCCACCAAGTAATAAATAACGGCTTAGGCACTGTGCCGTAAACAGTGCAAACCACTTAACCTTAAAGAGAAAACGAAAATGCAATTGAATTTCAACGCACAAGAAGTACAACCAGCTTCCGCCGACTTCGAACCAATTCCGGCCGGCTGGTACCAAGCTGTTATTGAGAAGGCTGAGTTCCTTCCTTTGAACAACGGCAACGGTTCCCGCATTTCGTTCCAAGCTCGCATTCAAGGTCCAACTCACGCTAACCGCGTAGTGTTCGGCAGCATCAACTACCAGCACAACACCAGCCCACAAGCTCAAGAAATTGGCCAGCGTCAGCTGTCGGCTCTTTGCCATTCGATCAATGTCATGGCGCTGAGCAATGTCCAGCAGCTGGTTGGCACTCCGTTCGAAGGCCGTGTAAAGGTTGTTCCAGCCCAATACCATGTCAAGGGCGATCCGTCCTCTGGCGTCCAGTATGAAGCCAAGAACGAGTTCCAGGGTTTCCGCGCAGTTGGTGCTGGCCAGGGAACTGGTGCAGGTGCAAGCGCAACTTCTGCTCCTGCGTCTTCTGCCCCGCAATCGGCGCCGCAAAGCCGTCCGCAATCTGCTCCGCAATCGGCACCGGCTCAGCAGTCTCCAGCAGCTGACCAAACCACTGCAATCGATCCTGCCGTTCTTGCTGCAGCCCAAGACTTGATTGCTCAACAGCAACAAGCTTCGGTCGAGCAAGCGCAAACCACTACTGAGCTGCCAAAGCAACCTTGGTGATCTAGCCCAGGTCAAGTAGCATAAAATGCATGCCAATGAAAGTTGGCGTGCATTTCTGGTAAATGGAGTTTAGCATGACACCAAAATGGGAAAAGCGGTTCCTCGAGCTGGCGGCCACTGTGGGTCAGTGGTCTAAGCAAGAAAAGAAAGTCGGCGCGGTAGTCGTTCATACCGAAACCCGTCATGTTCTTGGAGTTGGCTATAATGGCCCTCCACCTGAGTACGACGACAACCTTTTGACCGAAGAAAACTCTACTGATATTGTTGTTCATGCCGAAGTGAATGCTATACGCAATTCATCGGCGATAGGTGACAACTTAAGTGTGTTTGTATGTTTACACCCTTGCGCAAAATGTGCTACAATACTAGCTAGTGCAGGTAGGGTCAAACGCATTGTCTGCCCACCACCAATCACAACCGGTCGTTGGGCTGAGTCCCAACTTAAAGCCGTTGGCATCTTTAACGAAGCAGGAATTGAGGTAAGTTATGTTTGCTGATCCACTTGACGTTGCAGACGCAAATACTACTAAACAGCTTGAAACAACGCTTGAAAACCGTGTTGTTTACACGGGCATAAGCAATGAGTTTTGCGAAGACTGTGACGACGAAATTCCTCTTGCTCGTCGTCTTGCTGGCGTAGACGCCAAAAAATGTGTTCATTGCCAAACCAAAGCTGAACGCAAATGAGTCAATTGAACTTTACGCCTCATGCTGCAGTTCCGTTTGTTATTGACCCACAGCGAGAAGCCAAGGTTCGTGACCGCTTGCCTACGCCAAAAGTCTGCCGCTATTGCAGCAGTCAAGTTGTCTTTGTCAACAACTCGCATGTCTACGGTTCTTCCGTAGGCTTTTGGCCATTTGTTTACACATGTGTGAGTTGCGACTCATTTGTTGGGACGCATACCGGCACCAATATTCCATTGGGAACATTAGCCAACCGCGAGCTACGCCAACTACGCCAAGTTGCTAAGCAATCGTTTTTGGCTATAAATAAGCAGCTTGGCAGAAATGCAACACAATCGTATAAATGGCTTGCTGAGCAACTTGGTAAGCCAGTCAATGAAACACACTTTGGCTGGTTTGAAGCTGAAGACCTCAATAAAGCACTGCAAACAACTGAAGCTATACGAATTCAACTATCGGAGCAATCGCATGTCTAATCAATCTCTGCAAGAAGTTTTGGCACAACGCGGTAACTCGCATGGCCACATTACTATTCAAGCTGCTTTGTCGCAAGAATTTAAAGCAGCTGCAATGGCTTCTCCTAACTGGGATAAGTTGGAACCGTATCAAAAGGAATGTATTGAGATGATTCTGCATAAAGTGTCTCGAGCATTGACTGGCGACTACAAAGAACCAGACCATTACAAAGACATTGCTGGCTACTCAACTCTTGTTGAACGGGAGCTGACTAAGTGACCTATACTGCCACTCAAAAAGCCATCGAGGACTTTCGTGAACTCCACCAGGCAGTCAGCCTCGAAAAGAAAGAGCTCCCTTTCCGCCCCCATCTTGGCCTTAGCGGAATCGGTGCGGAATGCCATCGGAAAATCTGGCTCGACTTTCGATGGGCAACTCGAAAGAAAGTTCCTGCCAATGTTGTCGGTCTCTTTGATCGTGGGCATGGTGAAGAGCCTCGGTTCGTTGAATCACTTCGCGCAATCGGAGTCACCGTTCAGGACGTGCACCCTGAAACAGGGAAACAATTCAAATGTTCCTATGCAAACGGCCATGTCGGAGGAAGTACTGACGGATTTGGCGTCCATTTTCCAGACTACGCAGAACACTGGGCGCTGCTGGAGTTCAAGACCCACAGCCTGAAGTCTTTCGAGGACCTGTGCAAAAAAGGCGTTCAACTTTCCAAGCCAGTTCATTACGTTCAAGTTCAAACGTACATGAAATCGTTTGGCGTCAAGCGTTGCTTATATATGGCTGTTTGCAAGAATGACGATCGGCTTTACACTGAGTGGATTGATATCGACGAAGACTACGCCCAGGAAAAGATTGACCTGGCAGTCGACATCGTTTACAACCCAGTCGTGCCTGACCGAATTGCGCTTATGTCTAGCGACTACCGTTGCCGTAACTGCGACCATCGACCAGTTTGCTGGAATAAAACAGGGTCTGAGCCCGATCGCAACTGCAGGACTTGTACCCATTCCTATCCTAACCAAGTTGGGACTTGGGGTTGCAAGTTCAATGGTGTGCAAGAAGACTTGGATTGCTTCAACCCGTGCTCAGCTTACGAAAAGCATGAAGTCTTCATCCCGTTGAAAGACATCACTATGTCTCTGGAACTTGGTAAATAATGGCTGTTGTGAAAACCTGCAAACATTGCGGAAATACAAGTGATAAAGCTCCATGGAAAGTAAATAATGGAGTAGCAGTTGGGCTTGTATGTCGTAGATGCGCAAGTGACCAAGGAGCCGTTTACGCAGCAAAAATGCGAGCAACTCCTGAAGGAAAAGCTGCAAGTGATGCTGCAAGCAATAAGTATTATGCGTCTGCCAAAGGCGCAGAAAACTATGCTCGCAAGAAAGCTGCGCCTGACGCTAAAGAACGATTTACAAAATATTCTTTAGACTGGGCAAAACGCCACCCTGGCAAAGCTCTTGCAAAAGTAAGAAAGCGCGATTTGGCTAAATTACAAAGAGTTCCGCTTTGGGCAAATGACGCCGCTATAAAGGAAATATATGTTGATTGTCCACCCGGAATGCAGGTTGACCACATTATTCCATTGCAAGGTGAACTTGTAAGCGGGTTGCACTGTGAGGCAAATTTACAGTATTTGACAGCAGCAGAAAACGCCTCTAAAGGAAATTCTTTTAACCCTGAAACTTTTGTAGGTCCATAATGTCTAAAGCAACTTTTATTCCTCGCGACTATCAACATGCGGCAATCAATTATCTTTGGCAGGCTTTCGCAGAAAGAAGCGGACATATTAATCCATTGATGGTTTTACCAACGGGGACAGGTTCTTGAGCCCCCTTCCATTATAGAAGGGGGCAACGACTAGCAAGGCTAGTCTGCTTGGTATGATATGCCGAGACGTTTATGCAAACTGGCCCGGAACTGGCCGCATTATTGTGCTGACCCACAGCAAGGAATTGGTCGAGCAAGACGCCAAGTCTATTAAATGGGTATGGTCGAATGCCTCAGTTTCTGTTTACTCAGCCGGTCTCAAACAAAAAGATATTACCGGCCGCATTATTGTAGCCGGTATTCAGTCCTTTGCAAATATTGCCCATGAAGTTGATGCCCCGTCAATTGTACTGATTGACGAGGCGCACATGATTCCAGCCAATGACGAAACATTGTATAATCAGACATTGGCAATTTTGCGTGAGAAAAACCCAAAGCTTGTTTGCATTGGGCTAACCGCAACACCTTGGCGAATGAAAGGTGGACACCTGCTTAACTGTGGGCTGTTTAACCATATGGCTTGCGACTTTGGTAGTCGAGAGACTTTTGTCCGCTTCGTTACTGAAGGCTATTTGGCTCGCCTTATCACCAAGGCAACAGACGCTGGTTTTGACCTGTCGGAAGTTGGTACAGTTGCCGGTGATTATAACCAAAAGCAGTTGGGTATTGCTGTTCAAGCAAATGGCGCAACACAGGCCTGCGTCAGGGAGATGATTGAAAAGGGGCAAAGCCGAAAGAAGTGGCTGATCTTTGCTGCATCAGTGCAGCATGCCGAACTCATTGCTGAATTGCTAAATGACTCGGGTATTCGGACTGGAGTAGTGCACTCCAAGATGAAAGGTAACCGTGACGACGTTATCAAGGAATTCAAAACTGGTAACATGCGTGCCCTTGTAAATATGGGTGTTCTCACAACTGGCTTTGACTTTCCACAAATTGACCTAATTGCATTGATGCGGCCAACCAAGTCCATAAGCCTACACATTCAAATTCTTGGCCGTGGTACTCGCCCAGTTTTTGCGCCTGGTTACGATGTCACAACAATTGCAGGACGATTGTCAGCTATTGCTGCTGGTAGTAAACCAGATGGCTGTTTGGTACTAGACTTTGCCGCCAACATTATGCGGCTCGGCCCAATCAATGACCCTATCCTTCCTGATAAGAAAAAGAAAAGAGGTGGTGATGCTCCTCCAATGAAAGTATGCCCAGATTGCAAAAGTCAATGGGCATCTCGAGTTGCTGTTTGTGATGATTGCGGCCATGTCTTTCCACCTCCAGCCCTTGAAATTTCTGCAGGCGCTTCTGAGCAAGCAGCTATTGCCGGTATTGGAGAAGATGCGCCTTCTGCTTTGGATATTCGAGACCTGGAAGTCACTGCGGTCAACTATGCTCTTTATCAAAAACCTGGAAAACCGCCTTGCATCCGAGCTGTCTACCACTGTGGGTTAATTAACTACAACGGTTGGCTTTGCTTTGAGCATAAGGGTTCAGCACAAGGGCTTGCTCGTAAATGGTGGAAGGCCAATGTTGGGAATGATAGCTACCCGCAGACTTGTGAGGAATTTCTTATCCGAAAAGCTGAGCTTCAAAAGCCTGTAGCCATTCGTGTTTGGATGAAAAAGCCATACCCAGAAATTCTCACTCCACTTTACCAAGATGATGAGATTAACTTCTATGACTCACAAGCCTAATATGGAAGCTTTTATCAAACTCACCGATTTGAGAGAGCTAATGAAGACTTCCAAGTCCTGCTTCAATTGCGTGCACTGCGACTTCGACAACAGTCTTTGTAAGAAGTTTGAGAGTCAACCTCCAATGCGTATTATTCGGGACGGCTGCCCGCACTTTTCCCAAGACATTCCGTTCTGATAAAATAAGTTAAAAATAATTGCTAAAGCCTATTTACAAGGATGTACTAGGTAGGCATAATGGCAACCATACACAGCGCGTATAGCGCTCAGTAAACCAAAATCCCCGTTTAAAAGGAAAATCGAAATGACCGATCTGCAAGCTCCTGAAGTTTCCCTGCGTCCGCAAAAAGAAAATGTTCAAGTCGGCGATGCTGTTGTTGCATTTCCTGGCAAAGGCACTGGCGCCCGCTACGTCTGGGACCTGTGCATGCATGCTTCCGAAGTCGGCGAGTCCAGCACCTACGTTGTCGAAACTGCTGCTGCCAATACCAGCATGTCGAAACCGTCGATCAACTCGCAAATCACCTACTTCCGCAAAGCCACCGGCATCGAGCTGTCGCGCCGCGTGAACACCGCGAAGGCCGAAGAAAAAGCGGCCAAAGCTAAAGAACGCGAAGATAAAAAAGCTGAACGTCTGCAAGCCCAAGCTGGCAAGCGCGAAGAGCTGATTGCCAAGCTGGAAAAGCGCATCGAAGCTGACACTGCCAAACTGGCTGAACTGCGTGCAACTCCTGCTGATGCAGCTGGCAGCGATGCTGACCATGAAGCCGAAACCGCTGAATAAGCCTTCGGTCTGCGCGAAAAGCCCTCTTAATTGAGGGCTTTTCTTTGCTTGTAAGAAAATTTTGGATAAAAAGAAACCCTCCGAAGAGGGTTTAGCTTATTTCAAGCTATTAGATGGAAGCTACAACTTCTTCCAAAGCAGCTACCAAACCTTCAATGTCATTCAAAGCAATAGTTTTCAATACCTTCTTTGGGGTTGCTTTCATGAAGATGGTAAAGTGGAAAGCAGTATCAAAACCAGCTTTAACAGACTTAGCAGTAGATGGTGCAATCTTCAAGTAAACACCTTTAGCTTCGAAGGCAATCATTGCTTTAACTTCTTGGTGGATTCTGCAAGCAGTCATGTAGTCTTGGCGAGCGTTCATTTTGATTTCCTTAAAGGTTGTTTGCTTGTTGATGTGTCTATTATAAAGCCTTTGCCAACAGCTGTACACCTTTATTTTGAAAACCTTATTCTTTTTTAATCTAGCTGCCTATCCAAAAGGTTATTTCAGCTATTTTCCTAGCAGCCGTATAATATAGCTCTAAACCCCTAAAACCATCAGAGTAATAGCCAACAATGCTTAACTTCAACAAGTGCATTTCCGACGTAGCTCAATTCCACAAAAAGTTCGGTATCGATGTAAACCCGCTTGACGACAAGCGCCAATATGATCTTCGTGTCAAGCGCCAGCAAGAAGAATTCGATGAGCTGCACGATGCCTACGAAAACAATGAAACAGTTTCCGAAGTTGCTGACGCTGTTATCGACATCGTTTACATTGCCGCCGGAACTGTCGATCTGCTGGGTGACCGCGATGGTAATAGCCCAACTGATGACTTGTTTGTCCGCAAGTCACATCTCGAGCATTTGTTCGATCAACTGAATACTGCCTATGCAAGCCGCTTACCACTCCAAGCACTGTGGGATGAAGTTCACAATGCCAACATGCGCAAAGAGCGTGGAACTGAAGCAACTTCCAAGTATGGCAACAAGTTTGACATTGTTAAGCCAGCTGGTTGGGTTGGCCCTAACATTGCTGGCGTTCTTTCCTCCAATGGCATTGCGCCATTGACTGAAGCCAATACTTGGGCTGCAGAAGTGGGGTTGAACTAATGGTTGGTCTCACTAACATCTGCAGCAAGTTTGAGCAGCAGTACATGGACATTATGGCCAGCTTGGTAAAAGATGGAACACCTCGCGGTGATCGTACTGGCGTTGGCACTCAGGCCAAGTTTGCAGCTGAATTGCGCCATGACTGGAAAGACGGCTTTCCGCTCATTACCCACAGGACTCTGAACCCTACTGCGGCTATGGCAGAAATGTCCTGCTTTATCAAAGGGCTGACTGATATCAGCGAGTTTGTCAAGCGCGGTTGCAAGTGGTGGCTTGCAAATCTTGACAACTTCAACGAGCGTAATGGTACACCAGAAAATACTGATCTTGGTCCAATTTACGGTAGTCTTTGGCGCGACTTCCACGGTACTGACCAGTTGAAGTGGCTACTCGAAGAAGCCAAGAACAACCCGACTTCTCGCCGGTTGCTAGTTACAGCATGGGACCCAAGCCAGCAATCCAAAGCTGTTTTGCCTCCATGCCACTACAGCTTCCAGATCTTCATTGATGGGGATGAGCTGGATTTGCTGTTTAATATGCGTTCTGTTGATTGGGTACTTGGCTGCCCTAATGATATGATTGCCTATGGTTTTCTCCAGCTGGCAATCTGCCGTGAGCTCAATAAAGAACCGCGTGAGCTGATTCTTCATTCGGCTGATACGCATATCTACTCTAACCATATTGAAGGCGCTCAGCAGCTTCTTCAGACTTTTGTCCATCGGCGTCTTCCTTCCTGGGCTTGGGCAGATACGCCGTCCTACGAGAGTTGCATGGGCAAAATGGACGAGGATCTTGGCTTTTTTGAGCTGGAAGCCCAAGATCTTGGCATTGAACAGATCGAGCAAGGTCCGAGCGTAAAGTTCCAAATGGCAGTGTAACGCCTAAGGCCTAGTGCAAGCTAGGCCTGTCCAATTGAGGAAGTAGACATTCATGGCAGTAAAAACTTTTGAGTTGTTGAAGCTCATTAAAATGGTAAGACCGATTACTGGTGGCGAAAATGGCATTGCAGCTTTGGCATTCAGCAAAGGCGGAAGGCTATACTCATTCTACAGAAACGTTATGCTCTCGGTACCGGTTCCCGAAGACTTTCCGGAATTTGTAGTCAAAGGCGATTCGCTTATCAAAGCAGCAACTGACAAGTCGTCGTTGTCCGTCAGCGCAACTCGGTTGACTCTGACTTCCGGCAAGCTGAAGACTTGGCTGCAGCTGGACAACGAGTCTATGCTTCCAGAGCCTGTTCCCTCCTCTGACTTCACCCAAGTTCCAGAAGGCTTGGCAAAGTTGCTCAAAGAAATGGACAAGCTGGTGCCGCAAGAGGCACCCCGACTGTGGGCTACTTCACTTCTGCTTAAGGGCAGTTTTGCTTACGCGACAGACGGCACCTATATCCTTCGCCGCAAACTTGATGTACAATTGCCGTTTGCATGCGCTTTGCCAAAATCACTTGTCCAGGTTTTGGCAAAGCTCAATAAGCCACTTGCAACAATGGCTTTTGATGGCAAGAACTTCTACGTGACATTCAATGACGGCTCTCGACTGTCGAGTCCAGTTTACGCTGAGCCTTGGCCGGATGTTACCAACTTTTTCATGGCTGAGGAAATGCAACCAGCCCACAGTGAGATGCTGGAATTCCTTGACCAAGTCAAGCCTTATGCGGCAGACGGAATTACTGTCAACTTCGTAAAGCCAAACATGGCAGGCTTTCGAGTTGGTGAGACTGAAGCAACAGCGACTTTTGAGAATAACTGGATTCCTCGTAACTTCACTACGTCGCTAAAGCATATCCTTGATTTCATTGAGCCAGGCGCGCAAATTGCCTTTGCAGACCGCTACATGACTGTCAAGTACGACGACCGTACAATCATTATTTCAGCCAAGGAGAAGACATCTTGAGTTTGTTTTGGTTGCCAGACGAAAAGGTAATTAAACCTGTCCGACGGCCAATGCCGCCTATTCCAAATACAGGCTGGAAGAACCCTGAATATTTTCCTGACTTAAGTCAGGCAAAAGCAATTGCATTGGACACGGAAACCAAAGATCCAGAGCTGCTAATTGCCGGACCGGGTTGGGGTCGTGGCCCAGACAAGGGCCATATTATTGGTATATCCGTAGCAACTGACTGCGGGTATAAAGGCTATTTTCCAATGCGCCATGAGCTTGGCGGCAATATGGATCCAGGTGCAGTTCTTGCATGGGCACGCAAAGAACTGTCACGACCGCATCAAGTTAAAGTTGGGTTAAACCTGACTTATGATAATGGCTGGTTGAAAAATGAAGGTGTAGAAGTAGCAGGTCTAAGCTACGACTGTGGCTTCGCAGAAGCGCTTATCGACGAATATGCCCCACAGGACCTTGAGTCGCTCGGCCAAAAATACCTTGGCATGGGTAAAGAATCCAACCTTATGTACAAATGGTTGGCTGATGCATATGGCGGAAAAGAAAACGGCACACAAAGGGCGAATATGTACCGCTGCCCAGTTGAGCTTGCTGGCCCCTACGCAGTAAGCGATGCCATTTTACCGTTGCAGATTATCCGCAAGCAATGGGAAATAATGCAACGGGAAGGTTTGCTTGAAGTCTTCATGATGGAGACTGAACTCATGCCGCTTATGATCGCCATGCGATTTAAAGGTGCACGAGTCGACTTGCCTTACGCCAACAAGCTACGCGACCAGCTTGAAGAGCAAAGTGGAATTATGCAAGAAGAGCTTCGTGCGCAAGTTGGCTTCCGAGTCAACGTCAACTCAGGCCCAGACTTAGCAAAAGCATTTGATAAACTCGGTTATGACTACGAAGTAACAAAAGACGGTAACCCGTCGTTTACAGCCGAGTTCTTAAAAGCACAAACCCATGGGTTGGCAAAGCATGTTATTGCCACCCGTGAAGTCATGAAGATGAAGTCAACCTTTGTTGAGGGATATATCCTCAACAAAAATATTAATGGTAGAATCCACTGCCAGTTCAAACAACTTAAAGGTGCACGAGGCGGAACAGGTAGTGGACGCTTTTCTTCCAGTGATCCTAACCTTCAAAACATTCCAATTCGTACTAAGCTAGGCGCGCAGATTCGAGCAGCATTTGTACCTGAGCTTGGCGAGACCTGGAAGTCACTTGACTTGTCTTCCATCGAGTACCGCGTTTTGGCGCATTTCGCTGTGGGTCAAGGATCGGCTGAAGTTCGAGCGGCGTTTAACGCAGACCCAACAACCGACTTCCACCAGTTGGTTTGCGATATGATTAATGACTTGACTGGCGTTGGCATTAGCCGGAAGTCGACAAAGACTATTAACTTTGGTCTACTTTATGGAATGGGACTTGACAAGCTTGCTGCTTCGCTTATGCTTCCAGCCGATAAGGCCAAACTGTTGGTAGATTCGTATTTTGACGCTTCGCCTTATGTTCGTCAGACGCTGGAGCATTACTCCAATGAAGCAAACCGTCTTGGCTACGTTTCAACCATTATGGGCAGACGCGCTCGCTTTGATTTCTGGGTTCCTAATAACCGCGGCGGTCGTGACAAAACTCCGCTGAAATGGGATGCTGCAGTTGCTGCTTATGGTCCGCGACTTCAGCGAGTTGGCCTGCATAAGGCAGTTAACAGAGTGCTCCAAGGTTCCGCAGCTGATGCCATGAAAATGGCAATGCTTAAATACTGGAAATCAGGGCTGTTTGACATCATGCCAATGCTACTGACGGTCCATGATGAAACGTCTTTTAGCTTTGATGGTTCCAAGCTGCACCAAGAAGCTTTGCTTGAAGCACGTCATATGATGGAAAATCCATTCCCAATGAATATCCCATTGCTTAGCTCTTGCGATAGCGGTCCAAACTGGGGAGAAGTCGAAGAGCTGCCTTATAACGATATCTTCAGAATGGTGGCATAAATATAGCTAAATAGCCGTATACAAGCTAGGTATGTTCACGTATAATGAATGTATCAACCAAACAAAAGGAATTCAGAAAATGAACCTTTATTGCGTAAAGTTTTGGAATAGTGCTGGAGAGCTGCTTGCCTCAATTGAGGTACCAGCCAAAAGTCAAAATAAGGCAAAAGTCTTGGCTTGCAAAAGTGTTACTTGCAGCTGGGTATCACAAACAGCAGAACTTTGCTAAAAGGAAATAATCTGCTATGCTTCTTCTGCTTTTGAAGAGCTTAGCATTCGTCGTGGTGGACTGGCCAACAGCAATTGTCCATAAACCACTTGATTGCCGCAAAGCGGCAGTCCGGTTATGGCGGCAGCCATCGGATCATTGGCGAATGAGAAGCTCGGGCTAAGGTTGTTGCTGCAACCGTAAATCCCGCCAAAAAGTTTAAAACATAATTTATGCTAGTTTGTTGCAAGCAGTAAACAAAGCCCGCCTCGTTGCGGGCTTTGTCAGTAGAAGTACCTCAAAAGGAATTAATCATGCTACGTAAAAACATTTGCAAGAAATGCGGAGCCATCAATGGTGGTAAAAGCAAACACAAGTGGTTTTTCAGCGAAAGCAACAAAAAGTGCTGCGGTCATTGTGGCACAGTGGATAAATAATCGGAGCAATACATGACTGAAGCAACTGTTGTAGTTCAAAAAGCCGTAGACCAATTGCCAACTCAAGCACCTGAAAGCATTCAGGTGGTAACCGTTGTTTTTGCTGACAAGCTCGGCCAGCAAGAGTACTACTACTTTGCGCCAGCTTCTGCTCGTGCTGGTCAGTATGCAGCTGTTTACAACCAACCCGCGCACAACAGTGACGCGTTTCCATTCAAGATCGTCAAGATCGTTCGTGACAACGTAATCGACACCGAAGGCCGCGCCACCAAATCAGTTTGGGGCTCTTTCGATGAGCAGTTTGCTCAGTCAGTACAAAAGCGCACTGAAGAACTGGCCCGTATTCGTTCTCAGCTGGCGCTTAAGCGTCGGCAGTTCGAAGAAGCCAAAATGTACGAAGTCATGGCAGCAACTGATCCTGAAGTTGCTGCTCTACTTGAAAGCCTCAAAGGCTTCAACGTAAACGTTTAACTTCTACAACCCACAGCGGGTGCGGCTATTATAGCGCATCCGCTTTGCCGTGAGCAAAATATGGAACTGTTTACCTCGCCTCCACCATTTGGGCTTAAGCCTAACCTCGCTGCAAAGTACGTAGAAGAGAAGCATAAATTCCCTTGCTACGGTTCTCCAAAAATTGACGGTATCCGAGCGCTCGGAGTTGCCGGTCAATTGCTTTCCCGTACGCTAAAACCGATTCCTAACCGTTACGTCCAGTCAGTATTTTCCAATTGCTACGGATTGGACGGCGAATTGGTAGTAGGACCTTACAACCATCCAAATGTAATGCAAGCCACTACTTCCGGTGTCATGAAAAAATCTGGTGAACCGGACGTTACTTTTTACATTTTTGACCGATGGGACATGCCACGTCATACTTTCGAAGAGCGGCTTGCTTCGCTTCAAGAAGGCTGGGGCCTAACTCGTGCGGCGCCTCGAATTATTGTTCTTGAGCAAGTGCTACTTAATAATCAAGAAGAACTTGATGCATTCGAAGCCAAGTGCATCCGCAACAACTTCGAAGGCATTATCACTCGCGATCCGAAGCGCAAGTATAAGAATGGGCGATCGACAACCAATGAAGGCGGTATGACCAAAGTCAAGCGCTTCAGTCATGGCGAAGGCTTAATCTTTGACTTTGAAGAAATGATGCATAATGACAATGAAGAGTTTGTCAATGAACTTGGCAATGTCGCTCGCTCATCACACCAGGAAAACATGGTTGGCACTGGAATGCTTGGTGCACTGTGGGTTAGCAACCCTGAGTTCGACAAGCCATTCAAAATCAGTGCCGGCTCGATGTCTCACCCACAGCGGGTATGGGCCTGGGAAAACCGTGACAAGCTGAAGAATGAAATCTGCCGATTCAGTTGGTTTAAGCATGGTACCAAAGATGTTCCACGCCATGGTATTTGGGCTGGTTTCCGCCATATGATGGACCTTGGCATTGAGCATCCGCTATACAATGAAAAATTCGCGAATATTCCAGTGACCCTAGAGTTTCCTTTGGAGTAAGACATGAACGTAGTAGAAAATTTGCTTGTAACACTCATGGAAGAATGCTCGGAAGTAGCAAAATGCTGCTCCAAGATTTTGCGTGCTGGAACTGAACATATTCCGCCTGGCCGAGAAACAACCAACCTGCAAGAGCTCAAAGCAGAGCTGACAGATATGCAGGGCACTATTGCCGAGCTGATCCAAAATGATCTGCAGTATCTACTACTTGCAGAAGTGGATATTCGTGGAATGATGGCTAAGCAGGTAAAGCTTCGGCATTATATCGCGGTGTCGCGTGAACGCGGATGCGTTCAAGGCAAATTGGCTTTTGACGAAGGCAATACTAATGGCAGGTAGTCTTACACCCGAGCGAATTGCCAGCGATTCTGAGCACAGCCAGCAAGCTGCGCTGTTTTGCTGGATCCGTCGCAAAGCGCATTATCACCCAGAGTTGGAATGGGCATTTGCAATTCCCAATGGCGGCCATCGAGACAAGATCACTGCCGGCAAGCTGAAAGCTGAAGGTGTGACTCCTGGTGTCTTCGACCTTTTCATCCCAGTCCCGAAAGGCATCCACTGTGGGTTATGGATTGAGATGAAAAAGCCAAGCGGCGGAGTAGTGTCCACTGAGCAAAAAAAGTTTGGCAAAGCTATGTGCGACCGCGGCTATTACGCGGTAGTATGTTATTCATGGGTAGATGCTGTAGCGACTATTGCAGCCTACCTGGAAATCACAACTGAGTATCCGGCTACGCTACCACCTGAGTTTTTAGCAAAGCTAAAAGCCGAGCGCGAAGCGAAGCGGGCCAACCCTATTCGGCCGAGTCAGAGGACTAAAAAATGAAAGTAAGTATTGATACTTCTGTAAAACCAGAAAATGTTGCTCAAGCAAATCAGGCTCAATATGCTGCACAAAATGGCAAAGTGCTTATTACGCTCGGCGATACAGGTATCATTAAAGCAGTTCCAACTGGCTTTAGTTGGACCAGCTTTTTCTTCGGTGCGCTGGTACCGATGGTCCGTGGTGATTTAGTAGTTGCCATTATTGCAGTGCTTGCATGCGTCGCAACCGGTGGCATTGCAGCTCCATTCGTGTGGATTTATCTTGCTTGCGCGTATAATGAACGCTATTTGCTGTCTATGCTGGAAAAGGGTTGGACTATCATTAAACCAGCTGAAAAGGAATAAGTTATGGCTGGCTGCTCAATGGCGCAGCATATTGCGCGTATTGAAAGTGAAGATGGCAAAAAGTTTACTGATATTCTTTTTGAGCTGGCAGCAAGCGGCGAGAGTAAGTCATCATCTGCCGAAATACTTGATATTCCACAGACTACACTATGTAAGTGGCTAAGGAATAACCCACAGTGCATTGAGTGGCCAGCCAAAAATTCCAGCAATGGTTTTATGGAAAATGTGAGAAATAGCACGCCCGCAAGGCAGGCTGCAAGACTTATAAATCTAAAACTATCTTGCAATCATAAGCTAAAAGAAAGCCGACCATAGCGTCGGCTTTACTATCTGTATACAAGCTAAATTTACAGGTGTAAGGTATTTCCAGCAGGAAATACCTATCGGAAATTAAAGCAAATTGACAGGAGTTTCCTGCTGGACATTAAGAGTTTTTACAGACTTTAGCTCGTACAAGGCCTTTTTACTGTACTTTTTGAAACAATGAAAAAGCTCCTCTATCCGAGGAGCTTTCTGGCATTTCCTTATAGTTACTGGGCCGTTTATTCCGGATCTACTGGGCGCTCGCTAAGCTCCCATTCTTGGGTTGCCTCGTTAAACTTACAAATTTGTGTAGCTGGGTCAAATGGCGGTGGCTCAATAAACGTGGCATGTGCCGGGAGCAAGAATACACCAGGCTCAAGCGGAGACTCATATGCTTCACCGCTAGTAGTGTATTCAAAAGTAAATTCAGAATAGCCGTAGCAAATCATAGCGTTTCCCTCTTAGAATCGAATGCACGGAAGTAGTGCAATGTTTTTGACGCGCACTTCTGTACCAGTACCTGCTACGCCTGTACTGGCACCACTCGTAGTGCCTGGTTGAATTACGTTGCTACCGGACCCAGCTACGACAGCAGCAAGAGCGCCATACGGGTGACCGTGTGCCGGCATCTGGTCAGCCTGATAGCTACCAAACACCCGAGATGGGTCGAGGCCTCGAGTGCTATCCCAGCCTCTGAAATCAACACCGCGGCAGTCCGGGAGATTGAAAGTAGTAGACCCGTCACCAACACCAAAAGGACAAATTGTGACAGTAGTAGTAGAAGTTGCTGTAGCATTTGCAGATAGCGTAATAGTACTACCGCCAACTGCTGTAACAGTAGTGGCTGCAGGAATACCCGGCCCGCTGATTGGCATGCCAACCCACATGGAGCTAGGGCTAGCTACGCCTGTAATACTGTTACTGCCGGAGGTAACTGTACCGGCTACCGACGCAGCAATAGTAGCAAATAGCGCAGCATAGGTCGTTCGTGATACAGCTGTTCCATTCGCCGCCAAATGCGTAGCTGGCGGCGACATAGAGGCAAACCACTCAATTTTTCCTGGCTGTGCAGCAAATGCAGAAGTGGCCTGCCCAAGCGTCATTAAATGCTGGCTCTTGGTAGCAGTTGCTCCCTGAATAGCTCCACCGCTGCTACTAACAAGGGCCCAACTTGCGCCAAAGCGCATCAGCATAGTAATTCCGCCGGCAGCAACTTCTCCTCCTTGTAGTGCGATGCCTGCCCCGCCAACTACAGGCAGACTATTAAACGTCATAGGACCTGTGTTTGTGGCGATTGGGGAAAACTTGGCGATAGTTCCATCAGTGCTCGGAAGAGCTGGGAAGTATGTTGCAGTTTGGGCGTTAGCTGTACCAGCACCAACTGCGTAGTTAACTTGTACAGAGATAGGTAGCCAGCCTGCTCCACCAGTGTCCGGGTTGTTCGAGTTACCTGCTGTAGTACAAATCCACACCCCACTACCGGATGCCTGTGGGACAATTGCGCCAACTGGGTAACCACCAATAGCAGTTGCCAGCGTAGCGCTAAAAGTAGGAGTACCAATACCTGTTTGCATTTCACGCAGGGCAGTAGTAATGTCATTAAGCAGCGAGTTAAACCCTTCTCGAGAAATATTTTTTGCGTTTGGGTCAACACCAAGCTGAAGCTCATAGTCTGGCCCGTAGCCAGCAGTGTAGCTAACAGAACCATCGATCTGTGAAGCATCTGGAACAGGCGGAGTACGGTCCCCGCTTATCGCAAATGGTGTAGTAAAAAGTTTAGCCGACATTGCTTTACTCCGATTGGATAATCGTTTGTACGCCGCTACCTCGCGGCAGATATTCCATCAATGCAGTCTTAAAGTTATTAGACAGCGAAAATGTAAAAATGTATTTTTGAGTCATTGGCTTAATATTAATCGCGCCTGGCGCAGCATTAAAGTTGCTTGGCGCAAAAAAGTTATTATGGTACTGTCCAAAGCCAAAAGCTGGAACGCCAAGCCCACCCACAGTCTCTTCGATATAGGCCAAGCCACTATCCGCAAATACGTCAGCCAGCATATAGTTGATATTGCTGACAGTAGTGTTCATTGTCTGCGCGTAGTACCGAATACGCAAAAGCTTTCTTGCTTCTTCAAGCTGTAGTGCAGATGCAGCACTTGAGCCATAAAAGTTTGCAGTATCAAAATTACTTCGGTTGGCAAAACCGAATGGCCTTGCGTCTGTTACAACACTGCCATAGACAAGTGATACAGGCACGTCAAGTATAAGTGCCCAAACGACTATACCAAACAGATTTGCAGTGCGCAGGTTAAAAACAGAAGATTCCCATCCAGCCCAAAATCCCTTCCACTCTTTATCGTACCAGTCCTGTTTAGCCTGGGATAAACCGACTAAATTAACAGCGAGATCATACTGCCACGTTATGTTTTGAAGCAAGTCAAGCTCGTAGTTAAGCTCTTTATCCATTAGGACACCACAACTGTAATGTCGCCAGATGCGAGTGTTGCAACTTCCCACAGCGCAATCACAAGTTCATCTGTAGAGTATACTGGAGGGGTAATACCGTCGTAAAAAGCCACTTCCACTTTTCGAATAAACAAAGATGGCAATTGCGTATTAATTGCCGCAGATATTTCAAATGGACTAATATGTACACCGACTACATAGCCAGGTTCATTAGGCAATTGACCATTTGCATACTGCAATACAGCTGTTGGAATTGCAGTAGTGGGATCTATTGAAGATCCAGCTGCCACAGTGATACGTACTACACTCCGCTTTTCAATAGGGCGGGTAAAAATAACCGGATATGGTTGGCCGCTGATCGGGTCAACAAGGCTTTGGTTGACGATAGTTCCATTGCTACTACCGCCAGTATAAGGAGAACCAGTCTGCTTGCTTGCCAAAAGAGCAAGACCAATATCTGCGTCGATACCGCCTTGAACACAAATCCAAGTGCTAGACGCTGGCATTATAACCCCATCAATTGTTGCGCCTATAGAGTTAGGGTTATCCCTGTTTTTTAAAGCCCGAACTCCATCTACTGCAGCCACATTGGAAGCAATCGCAGCTGTTTGGCCTTTACCCATCTTGGATAAAAGAGCTACGCGCTTTGCACGAAGCTGCGAATCAGTTTCCTCAAATGAGCCCACAGTGACAGTGGCAGGGGTTGCGTCTACACCAGTCCAGCCGAAAGTGCCATCTACAATAGTAAAAGACGACAAAGTTGGGCTTAATGGACCGGCATCAATAGCCTGAAAGTCACCAATAGCAGATATAGACGGACCAACTTCAGTGTCCATAACTAGCCTGTAATAATTACCATCCGAGTCTGCAATTCGAGAGCCAGATGGCACTACAGTATTAAATGAACCTGACATCGCCACGCCATCGAGCACGGTAAAAGTTTCACCTGACGCCCAAATATTGTGCAACCCGCAAATAGCCTTAAGAAAAGTGCCAACGCTCACTTGTGGGTTAATCATGTTAGCAGTTTCAGCAGTGAGTCCTACTACACCACTTCGCGCAGTTGTTTCAATATCAATAAGACGGCCTTGCGGTGTGTCGTCTTCAAGCAGCATAGTTGGGCCAAATTGCGCAATATACTCTGCCTGGACATCAGCCTTAAGCGTGCTAGTGTCAGGGACAACTACCCCTGTTTCTACAATGTAGTTATACGGCATATAAATCTCCAAGCAGTACACTATTTTAGCATGAGCTGGTGCACCGCGTAAATAAGAACAGTTAGCAACAACTTAACTGGCGCTAGGCGATGCTGTCCAAGTAGCATACCATCCAGTATCACGAGAAGTTATATCATACTCAACGCCAGTTACAACCCATTGCTGATTGACTGTTGGGTTAAGAGTTGAAAATAAATTAACTGCTCCTGCAAGTCTGACATTTGTGTCTGCCAGTGTTGTAAATTTGACGCCCCACTGGGTAATACTTGGAATACCAATAAGCTGGCCGTCTGCAGAATTTGCGTTTACTTCTACAAGTTCACCTTGTAACGCACTACCCCATTCAGTTACAACAAGTGTATCATCATCAACAAAAACACAAATAGTATTTTTGTGCAAGTTAGCTAATAACCCAACAACGGCTGATAGGCTATATGCCTTCTGTATAATCAAAGCGCTTGTACGAGCAGATACTGCTGGCAGTGTTGCAGTTACTTCATACCGCAGTGGCATACTGACAAGATTAGCTGCCCACTCACATACTGCCCTAAAGGACGACAATTTTGGTAAAGCATGAACTACAAAGCCAGTACTCGATATATTCATATCAATTAGGCTTGTGACGCAATTCAACGTTAAAGATATATCTGGAGGATTGCCCAAACTTGTTTCCAAAATGGCACCACGGAAAACAGTAATCAGTTTATCTGGTGCACTTTGCCGCCCAATACGAATATCAACAGGCACAAAAGGTTGGCTGTAGTTACGTGACGCCCATTGTGTAAAGTAGCCAACAAGATAATTCCGGCGTTCAGCAGTCAAGTTATCAATAGTAATAGTGCAAGTATTTTGCACAGCCAATACAGTTTTCTGAGTACGGCAAGTTATGTAGAAGTCCTCATTAAACTCTACTACATTGTCACCGTCGCCAATCCGCAGACTAAGCTTGCGGTTATCTACTTTATTGCGCGGAGCAGCTGTAGCTGGAGCTGCAGCTTTTACTGTGGTAGCTGGTAGTTCTATAGCCATTTTATTAACTCACTACAGGGCTGGCAAATTCCGCAACAGCGTAACGGAGTTCATTTTTGAGATGATCGCCAAAGTCTTTTGCAACTCCGCTAACATCAGTAGCATTGCTTGTAACTTCAATCTTATCAATCTTAATATCGCCAACACCACCCTTGCCGCCTACACCTGTGGGTTTAGACTTATTAATCGCGTCAGCTTGGTTGGACATAGCGCCAACAGCTGCTCGATCCATGCTCATAGTACGCTGAGAATTTGGGTTAATAGTTTTTTGCATTTGGCGAACACGAGCCTCGTATGCTCCACTTGTTTCACCGCGATATCCACCAGCAGAAACACCAGAACCTGCACCAACGTTTGCAGCCCACAGTGCCATTGCCTGCTCAAGCCCAGTATTTACTAACGCCAAGGTATTGTTTTCAATTTTCTTGGTATATTCGGTTTGGGCCTTTTGGACTTTACCTTGCTCGGTCTCTTGGTGTAGCTGATTACTCAAGATAGATTTAATATCATCAAGCGTTTTGACATTTGGGTCATTTTTGATAATTTCTGCTGTTTTTGCTTGTGCAGCTGCCAGCTTTTCAGCACTGACGTCCCTGCCCTCAAACTTGCCACCAGGGGCTAGTTGTGAAGCTGCTGTACCTACTTGGTTGGACATGTCAGTTTGGCGCGCCTTTTCTTCGGCATCAAACTTGGCTGCAGCTTCTTCTTCAGCCTGTTTACGGATTGCTGCCCGCTTCTCAGGCGTCATATAAATATTTTCTACCCGGGCAGTAGTCTCTGCAGCATCACCCGCTTTTTTAACGGCATCAGCCTTTTGCTCTTCAAGCGTGCGAGTTTCTGGGCCAAGGCCAACCATATGGAGCAGGCCTGTACCAGCTTCTACAATCTTGGTCATACCTTCAATCAAGAAGCTGACAAAAGAGCCCCAGGCATCATGCAGTCCGGAAGTTGCTTGAGTCCATTCGTCTACTGCTTTGCTAAACTCGATAGTTGCTGGTATAGTCTTAGACCGTACCCGCTCATCATTAGCCTTTTGGTGGTTAGTTAGCTTTTGCTCAGTAATAGCAAGTGTTTCTGAGGCAGTTTGCAGCGTTCGGCGCCGCTCTGACTCCTGGGCAATAGATAACCCCATATCATCGATCTGCGCCTGAGTAGTCGACACAACAGCCTTGACATCAGCAAGTGATCGACCAAACAGCTGTACACCTTCAATAAGAGCGCGTTCGCCTTGGTCAGTTTCTTGTAGGGAGCGAAGATACTTATTCTGCTGCTCAATTTGCTTTTCAAGGCTAGCGTTTACCTCAACACCAGCCTTTTTCCATAGGTTAGCCTGCTTAATCAACGGATTATTAAAAGCAGAGGCTGGATCACGGGCGGCTTGACGCTGGGCCGCACGAATCTCTTCACCCTTGCTGTTTACACCTTCAGCAGACTGTGCTACCGACTCATCGCTAAGCCCAATTGCACGGCCGCGGGACTGTAGCCGAATAAGCTCACCCTGCGCGAGTCTTGCCGCATATGCGCGTTCGCCGAGCTCAATGGCTTCTTTAGCGCCCTCTCGAGCATCGTCAATTGCAGCATTAGCTGTTTTAATTGCACCAATTACTGCACCAATGCCTATAGCAGCAACTGCAGCAGCAGGACCAAGCCCGACTATAACTTCACCAAGGCCAGAAGCTGCACCGCGAATAGCTGTAAGCTTATCAGAAGAAGACGCAACTTCGGTTAGCGACTTACCAAAAGCCTTACCAGCTTTTTCAGTCTTACTAAAGCTTTCAGCTACATCTTTGTTTGACTTGGCTGCTTCTTTGGCATTTTCTTTAGACTTCTTGGCCTGTATATTTACAGCAGCATCATCCTTTTTACGCTTAGCCTGCTGCTTATCATGCTTTGCTTCTACCTTGTCTTCCAAGGCAGAAAGTTCTTTAATATTTTTTACAGCTTGGCCAGTATCTGCGCGGTAGCGAAGAAAAAAAGTATTAAGCAGTGACATTTGCTACCGCCTCCTCAAAGAAATCAATTACACCTTCCCACAGCGCATCCGCTAGCGAGGGGCTATTTATCAGCTCTCTAGCCTGTGGGCAGTTATATTCCAGGAACTTAATCAAGAGTGCTTGTTGTGCGGCTTTCGGAACATGGTTATCAAGCATTGCCTCTGTCGAAAGAGGCACCCAAATTTCATCTAAGATATGAACCTGGACATAACCAAAAAACTTAAGCCGATATTCTATCGGCTGGTCAAGTAGGCCAGTAATACCAAGTCCTTTAGTAAACAGCTCTCGGCCTACTATGGGCGGTAACTTCGGCAGTTTAAACTTTTTACCGCCGCCATCAATAATTTTCATAATATTGCCCCACGAGCTGCGTTAACTACTGTATTAACAATACTTGCAGTAGACAAGGAATATTGGTCGCCAAATGCAAAGGTATAAATGTTGCCTGGCATACGGCCCTCTGCTGTAGCGGAAGACGACGCAACGCCGGAAATAATTCTGCCCTTTACAAAAGTTCGTATGCCGCCATTTGGAAAGCTAATTACAACGCTAATACTGTCATGTGCAAGTTTTGATGTAACAGCTGCACGGTTAGCGTTATAGAGCACAGCCAGAATTTGGTCTTCAGCAGAGTTAGCAATTACTGCAAAACTTACTGTAAGTGGCACAGCAGATGCATAGCTTACAATTCTGCCATTAAGGTCTAGTACTGCCGTACCTGTCTGCGCCTCATGAATTTGAATGCTATCAGCATCGTCCGCAAATTGGCTGATCTTAAAACCAACAGGCATGGTCTTGCTTGCAATCATGTAAGCGTAAAGGCCGCTTGTTCCTACATTGTTCATTTTATGCTCCAGGAACTGTCATTCGCGCCTTAACGCTAATCTCATCAGCGCCAGAAACTGTTTGCGGCCGTTGTAGACCTGCTTTTTGCCGATCGGCATAACGAGCAAGTTCGACATTAGACGGATCTGACATTTTAGAAGTGGCTGCAGTCTTTTGGATATACTCATGAAAGCCGAGCGTAATCTGCAGCGCATCATAAATGCCTGGGTCACGCTGAATAGGCAGGCTAGACAGCAGCATATCTGGGTACATGATATCGTCTACTTGCAGCATCACCAGCGTGTTACTGTAGTAGAGCTGTCCAAGCTCAGAATAAAACTGTGACAAAAGGCCGGACTCAACAAGCAGTATTACGCTAGCCGTTCTCGGCTCAAATACAACGTTGTCCTGTAGTGACTTGTTAGTTTCCAGCGGGTGGCTTGCTACAGCTTTTGTCAGTTGGACTTCAATGTCCATAATACCGACGCCGTTGAAAATAGACGACACTGCGCGGTTTAGGTAAATGCCATGGCGTGGCGCTGTAGAAAAGAAATCTTCGATTGCGCCAGTTACACTATCGAATATTCCCTTTGCAGTTGCCGCCAGGCCCTTAGCAGCCGAAGTAATACCCGAAACAAACTCAAACATTTTGGTTGTTCCCTGTTATAACAATGCCATACTCAGTCACGGTGCCGGTAACAAAACTGAGCTCGCCTTCTGTGGGTATACTCATTTTAATACCGGCAACAGATACAACTCCGGTAGAGTTTGTCAATGCGTCTTGCATGGCATAAGTCAGTGGCGCAATGCCCTCAATACCGGATTGAAAAACAGTTGTCATATACGGAAGGCCATGAGCCTTGTCATAACGGCATTCGCCAACTAGCGTTGAAAGTCGTTGAGTCAAAAAGTCCGACATCGCATCTTGGTCGGTCTTAACAGTGAGAGACCCTTGGCGGTCAAGGAACAGGTCTCGGCTTCCATTTACGCCTAGGGTCAATACGCTCATTGCTTAATTCGCTCCAAGTGGTCTTCGATGATATAGCGAAGTTGTTCCTGCAAACCAGATTTAATGGCGTCAAGCAGGCCAACTTTTTCCAGAAAAGAACAGTTGTGTCGTAGGCAAGCATACTCCAACTGGACCATAGTCCACCAGTCTGGAATATGCTGGTTGATAAGCTCATTGCTGTTAAGGTGTACTGCGTCCTCGCCTTCACCCACAGAGACGTAGGCCATCAGCTTCAGAGCGGCTTGCTCGTTGGCTTTGTAGGTAAACTCTTTGTTGAGGATAGACAGCGGATAACCGGCGACAATAGACCGGCCATCAAGCGGGCTAAACTTATGAACGGTATACTCAAGAACAGTAGTGCCGTCGGCAGTAGGGATTTTAACTTGTGCAATGCTCATTGGTTATTTGCCGCCTTTTGTGAACGATATTCATTGATTCTTTTTACTGTTAGAATGTCCAACAGCTTAAACATTTCTTCAAGTGACAGACTATCGCGAAGTTCCAAGTAAGTTGCCATGCCGTTGGAAACGAGGGCTGACACAGAGGGGTCAACATTCTTGGACTCAGCTACAATATATTTTGTTGCTTTCATTTCCTCTGGAACGTGGTGCGGCTGCCAAGTAGCAAGGAATCCAAAATTTAGCTCATATGATTCTTGTTCAGCCAGCGACAATACTTCCCAGCTTGGAACATACATTTCTACAAGCTTGTCGCCACCAAGCTCTACCCATCTACCATCAACATCTACAGCAATATACGG